GCAATTACAGATAAAAAGAAAATAGAAATCAGTTGGGACAACATTTCTGAAAGTGTACCAACATTTAGTTTTAAAGAATTCTTAGATGACAATAACATTGAAAAAATCGATTTTTTGAAATGTGATTGTGAGGGAGGTGAGTATGATGTTTTTCAACCATCAAACATTGAGTTTTTAAAAACTGTACCAAAAATAGTTACTGAGTTTCATTTAAGAGATGATGAGAATTTTCACAAATGTAAATTCAGATGGTTCAGAGATAACATCTTACCACTATTTGATAACTATGAAGTTTACTCAGTAGATGGTGTAGATATAAAATGGGATTTATGGAATGAACATTTTATTGAGTGGTATTGTGAAGTCATAATTTATATTGATAATAGAAAATAAAATAAAAAACCCAACTTAAAAGGTGAGGTTTTTTATTTCTATGCTGTACATGCGTTAAAAGAAATACATACATCACAATCAAGATATGGAGTAATCGTACCTAAAGTTAAAGTTGCAGGCCCTGTAGTGTAACTAACAAAAGACCAACAATTATCACTTGTACTGTCGTAGAAAGTACCATTTAAAATAGAATTTCCATCATTATAGACTATTTTATTGGGTAATAATCCACAACAATCTGAAATCTCAACATAAGAACATGGATATGTTTCGATACAATCCTCACAAGATTCAAAATGCAGGCTAAACCAAAAATTCATTGTAGGTGTACCAGTAGTTAGAGATACACAAGTATAACAGTTACTACTTGGAAATGCTTGGTATGTTGCACCTGTAATAAACACACCGTATGCAATTTCTGTAAATCCTGTTTCACAACATGCTGAGAATAAATAATAATCAGGACATCCGTTTACCGTTATTAAGCAATTTTCACAAGTAGAATAACTTTTGAAAACTAAAGGTGGTTCAATTGTTATTGTTCCAGTAAATGCCCACCCGACTACTTCCCAACAAATACCATTAATATCTTGGATTATTGAACCTACTGAAATAGTTGTATATGCTGAAAAAGTTTCAACTTGAAGCGGGTCACAACATTGTCTTATTGTTGTGTAAATAACTTCAGGACAAGGGTTATCATCATTACATTCCGTACAATCACGAACAGACGAATATTGTGTTACTAAAGTTATGTCGTAATTTGTTGGTAATGAATTTGTTTTGCTACCAATTGCCCAACAGTATCCATCTGAGTCTATCCATGTTTGACTATTCGAAACAGTTCCTGCAGGAATTGATATGACTTCAGATGGTAGATTTTTACAACAAGACTCAATTAGCCAAAATTCAGGACAAGGGTTTGTAACCTCACAATCATCACAATCGGTATATCCAGTTGTTCCAATTGTAATTGTTGGTGCAGTTACAGGTGCGGTTGTCCCTGTAAGTACTTCCCAACATAAACCGTCATCATCAACAAAAGTGTCACCTATTGTTAAACCTAAAGATCCTGTCACAAATTCTACTCCCTCAACACAACAACTACTTATAACTGCATTATCAGGACATTCATTAGAAGAAATACAATCCGCACAACTTGCGTAATTATTAACTAATGTTCTAAAACTATTTGGTGCCGTGAAACTAGTACTTTCTATTTCCCAACAGTTACCTTGAGCGTCACTCCAAAAAGTACCAAGTGTAAGACCGTTTCCTACTATAATTTCTGTTACAGTAGGTTCACAACAGTTTCTTAAAACATAAAATTCACCATCAGGAATTGAACAATCTTTTTCATAATTTAATGTATATGTGAATCTTGGGTTTGCTGCATCAGGACTATCTTGTATCATATTAAACCCTACAACAAAAAATACATCACAAGCATTTTTATATTCCGTAAAAGTATGTGAAACATCAAAACATAACCAATCCGAAGTCCAAGTATAATATGTTGGTGATATAACTGAGGTAAGTGGTATAAAGTCTCCTAAATCATTACATTGGTAATAATATAAAGAAACGACAAACGAAGGTGTATAACTTGTTTCAGAAGGGGTTTCCCAATATATGTTTCCACATAATCTAATACTATCTCCTGATCTTACGTCAACTGGTGAAGGTACACCAAACCAACTTTCCGAACCTCTAATAGGTCTTGGTGCTAAACCAAATGAAGATCCGTTGTCCCAATAACAACCATTCCAACCACATTCCGAATTTCCCATAAAAAGAAATTCCGTACTACGATCATCTTGTATACGAATATTGAAACTACCTGAATTTGATGCAATTAAAGTATTTTCGGTTAAACAACCACCTCCACCTCCACCACTTGTTCCTGAAGATCCATTTGTACCGTTGGTTCCATTTGTACCACTTGTTCCGTTAACACCTGAAGTACCGTTAGTTCCGCTAGTTCCATTCGTTCCTGATGTACCATTTGTTCCGCTAGTTCCATTTGTACCATTTGTTCCTGAAGTACCATTCATTCCGCTGGTTCCATTCGTTCCTGATGTACCATTAGTACCACTTGTTCCGTTAACACCTGAAGTACCATTTGTTCCTGACGTTCCGCTAGTTCCATTTGTACCACTTGTTCCGTTAACACCTGAAGTACCGTTAGTTCCGCTAGTACCATTTGTCCCGTTTGTACCTGAAGTTCCGTTGGTTCCACTTGTACCATTGGTACCGCTTGTACCGTTGGTTCCATTTGTTCCTGAGGTTCCGTTTGTGCCCGATGTTCCATTTGTACCGCTAGTACCATTTGTTCCATTAGTACCTGATGTACCATTTGTTCCTGAAGTCCCATTGGTGCCGCTTGTGCCGTTGGTTCCATTTGTACCTGAAGTCCCATTGGTTCCATTGGTTCCCGAAGTACCATTTGTACCGCTAGTACCATTTGTTCCATTAGTACCTGATGTACCATTTGTTCCGCTGGTACCATTTGTTCCGTTTGTACCACTAGTTCCGTTTGTACCACTAGTTCCGTTAGTTCCATTTGTTCCCGACGTTCCACTAGTACCGTTGGTACCTGATGCTCCGTTTGTACCTGATGTTCCATTTGTTCCGTTTGTACCTGATGTTCCATTTGTACCGCTAGTACCATTTGTTCCATTAGTACCTGATGTTCCATTTGTTCCTGATGTACCATTTGTTCCGCTGGTACCATTTGTTCCTGAAGTACCATTCGTACCGTTCGTTCCTGAGGTTCCATTAGTTCCATTTGTTCCTGATGTACCATTTGTTCCGCTAGTACCATTTGTACCCGAAGTTCCATTAGTTCCACTTGTACCATTTGTACCATTTGTTCCTGAAGTACCATTCGTTCCGTTTGTTCCATTCGTACCTGAAGTTCCGTTGGTTCCTGAAGTCCCATTCGTTCCGTTTGTTCCATTGGTTCCGCTAGTACCATTTGTACCATTTGTTCCTGAAGTACCATTTATTCCGCTGGTTCCATTAGTTCCGCTGGTACCATTAGTCCCTGAAGTTCCGTTTGTCCCATTAGTCCCTGAAGTACCATTTGTACCTGATGTTCCATTAGTCCCGCTAGTACCGTTCGTACCATTTGTTCCCGATGTTCCATTAGTCCCTGAAGTTCCGTTTGTCCCATTAGTCCCTGACGTGCCATTTGTACCTGAAGTTCCATTTGTTCCGCTAGTACCGTTGGTTCCATTAGTCCCGTTAGTTCCAGAAGTTCCATTGGTGCCTGATGTCCCGTTTGTGCCTGAAGTGCCGTTTGTTCCGTTCGTTCCACTAGTACCATTTGTACCATTTGTTCCGCTAGTACCATTAGTCCCCGAAGTACCATTTGTTCCATTAGTCCCCGAAGTACCATTGGTTCCATTAGTACCACTTGTACCGTTTGTACCAGAGGTTCCATTAGTACCGCTTGATCCTGATGTTCCGTTAGTTCCTGATGATCCGCTAGTACCATTAGTACCACTTGATCCTGATGATCCGCTAGTACCGTTAGTTCCTGAAGAACCGCTAGTACCATTTGTTCCTGATGAACCCGATGTCCCATTAGTTCCGCTAGTTCCATTTGTACCTGAAGATCCAGAAGTTCCATTAGTACCGTTAGTTCCTGACGAACCACTTGTTCCATTAGTCCCTGAAGTCCCGTTGGTACCACTTGAACCATTTGTCCCATTAGTTCCACTTGTGCCATTTGTCCCGCTAGTACCGTTTGTTCCGTTTGTACCTGAGGTTCCATTAGTCCCCGAAGTACCATTCGTACCATTTGTTCCATTTGTACCACTTGTTCCGTTAGTACCGTTTGTTCCTGAAGTTCCATTATTACCGCTAGTTCCATTAGTTCCGCTTGAACCATTTGTACCATTAGTTCCTGATGTACCATTTGTTCCACTAGTCCCGTTGGTTCCATTTGTGCCGCTTGTACCATTTGTACCAGAAGTTCCATTTGTTCCTGATGTTCCATTTGTTCCACTAGTACCATTCGTTCCACTTGATCCATTTGTCCCGTTAGTCCCATTTGTCCCTGAAGTTCCGTTTGTGCCATTAGTTCCTGATGATCCATTAGTACCTGAAGTACCATTTGTTCCATTAGTCCCTGAAGTCCCGTTGGTTCCGTTAGTACCTGAAGTTCCGTTAGTGCCACTTGTTCCATTAGTTCCATTTGTACCTGACGTACCGTTGGTACCCGATGTTCCGTTGGTTCCATTAGTTCCGGACGTACCATTTGTACCGTTAGTTCCATTCGTGCCGCTTGAACCATTTGTTCCATTGGTGCCATTTGTTCCCGATGTTCCGTTTGTACCATTTGTTCCTGAGGTACCATTAGTTCCGTTAGTTCCTGAAGTCCCGTTGGTTCCATTTGTACCACTAGTTCCGTTTGTGCCCGAAGATCCAGATGTCCCATTGGTTCCTGAAGAACCACTTGTTCCATTCGTTCCGCTTGTTCCGTTAGTCCCTGATGTACCACTTGTTCCATCCGTTCCGCTTGTTCCATTTGTTCCGCTAGATCCTGAAGTTCCATTTGTACCTGATGTCCCATTGGTTCCGCTTGAACCTGATGTTCCGTTTGTACCACTACTACCTGATGTGCCATTAGTCCCACTTGTACCATTTACACCCGATGTTCCATTTGTTCCACTTGTGCCATTTGTCCCGCTAGTACCGTTTGTTCCATTAGTACCCGACGTTCCGTTTGTACCTGAACTTCCATTAGTACCGCTAGATCCTGATGTTCCGTTTGTACCCGACGTTCCATTAGTACCGCTAGTACCATTAGTTCCGTTTGTACCCGACGTTCCGCTAGTACCATCTGTACCATTAGTTCCACTTGTACCATTGGTTCCGTTAGTACCTGAAGTTCCGTTAGTGCCACTTGTTCCATTAGTTCCATTAGTTCCTGATGTACCATTCGTACCACTAGTTCCGTTTGTTCCACTTGATCCATTTGTACCATTAGTTCCTGAAGTCCCGTTCGTTCCGCTAGTACCGTTAGTTCCATTAGTCCCTGAAGTCCCATTAGTTCCGTTTGTACCCGATGTACCGTTGGTTCCATTAGTTCCTGATGTACCGTTTGTTCCCGAAGTTCCGTTTGTACCAGATGTTCCATCAGTTCCGCTTGAGCCGTTTGTTCCGTTAGTACCTGATGTACCATTAGTTCCTGACGTTCCATTTGTACCGTTCGTTCCCGATGTTCCGTTAGTACCTGATGTGCCATTTGTACCTGAAGACCCACTTGTACCGTTTGTACCACTAGTACCATTAGTTCCTGAAGAACCGCTTGTACCATTAGTACCGCTAGTACCGTTAGTTCCACTTGATCCTGAGGTACCGTTTGTGCCTGAAGTTCCATTTATTCCACTTGACCCTGACGAACCGCTCGTACCGTTTGTACCTGAAGTTCCGTTAGTTCCTGATGTACCATTAGTTCCTGATGAACCCGATGTCCCATTAGTTCCGCTAGTTCCATTTGTTCCTGAAGATCCACTTGTTCCGTTTGTACCGCTAGTACCATTCGTACCACTTGAACCTGATGTTCCATTTGTTCCGTTAGTTCCTGAAGAACCGCTAATTCCACTTGATCCTGATGTACCATTTGTACCCGAAGATCCTGAACTTCCGCTAGTCCCGTTTGTACCGCTAGTACCGTTAGTTCCTGATGAACCGCTTGTACCATTTGTTCCACTAGAACCTGATGTTCCGTTTGTACCTGAAGTACCATTCGTACCACTTGTTCCGTTGGTTCCTGAAGTCCCGTTGGTTCCACTTGTTCCATTCGTACCATTGGTTCCTGAAGTTCCATTAGTTCCGTTAGTCCCTGAAGTCCCATTTGTACCTGACGTACCGTTAGTTCCACTTGTTCCATTCGTACCATTGGTTCCTGAAGTTCCATTAGTACCTGAGGTACCATTAGTTCCGTTCGTTCCACTAGTACCGTTTGTTCCTGAAGTCCCATTGGTGCCGCTTGTGCCGTTGGTTCCATTTGTACCTGAAGTCCCATTGGTTCCATTGGTTCCCGAAGTACCATTTGTACCTGAAGTCCCATTTGTTCCCGAAGTGCCATTTGTACCATTTGTTCCTGAAGTTCCGTTTGCCCCACTAGTACCATTAGTTCCACTGGTACCATTGGTTCCACTTGATCCTGAAGTTCCGTTAGTACCATTTGTTCCTGAAGTACCGTTAGTTCCACTAGTCCCGTTAGTTCCATTTGTTCCTGAAGTTCCATTAGTACCGCTAGTTCCATTCGTACCATTTGTTCCACTAGTACCATTTGTACCTGATGTTCCATTAGTTCCACTTGTACCATTAGTACCTGAAGATCCACTTGTTCCCGATGTTCCATTCGTACCGCTAGTCCCGTTAGTCCCTGAACTTCCACTTGTTCCGTTTGTACCACTTGATCCGGAAGTTCCATTCGTACCGCTAGTCCCGTTAGTCCCTGAACTTCCACTTGTTCCATTCGTACCACTTGTTCCATTAGTACCTGAAGTACCGTTAGTACCATTTGTTCCTGACGTTCCGTTAGTACCGTTGGTACCGCTTGTCCCGTTAGTACCTGAAGTACCGTTAGTACCATTTGTTCCCGACGTTCCGTTAGTACCGTTGGTACCGCTTGTCCCGTTAGTACCATTTATTCCGCTGGTTCCATTTGTACCGTTAGTTCCACTAGTACCATTTGTCCCTGATGACCCGCTCGTTCCACTTGTACCGTTAGTTCCGCTAGTACCATTTGTGCCTGATGTACCATTCGTTCCATTAGTCCCATTAGTTCCTGAGGTACCGTTTGTACCATTGGTTCCGCTTGTACCATTGGTTCCTGAAGTTCCGTTTGTACCTGATGTACCGTTAGTTCCACTAGTACCATTGGTTCCTGATGTACCGTTGGTGCCGCTAGTACCACTTGTACCGTTCGTTCCTGAGGTTCCATTTGTACCTGAAGTTCCATTTGTTCCTGAAGTTCCGTTAGTACCATTAGTCCCTGAAGTTCCATTTGTACCGCTAGTACCGCTAGTTCCGTTGGTTCCTGATGTACCGTTGGTCCCGCTCGTACCATTTGTTCCGCTAGTTCCACTTGAACCATTTGTGCCATTTATACCGCTAGAACCATTTGTTCCGTTAGTTCCTGATGTACCGTTAGTTCCCGAGGTTCCATTCGTACCGCTAGTACCATTTGTTCCGTTAGTTCCTGATGTCCCATTTATACCCGAAGTTCCGTTAGTTCCTGAAGTTCCGCTAAATCCATCTATACCTGAAGTTCCATTAGTACCTGAAGTTCCGTTAGTACCCGAAGTTCCGTTTGTGCCGTTAATACCCGAAGTTCCGTTTGTACCGCTAGCTCCATTAGTACCCGATGATCCATTTGTACCGTTAGTACCTGAAGTTCCGTTGGTTCCTGAAGTACCATTAGTTCCTGAAGTTCCGCTAAATCCATCTATACCTGAAGTTCCGTTGGTTCCTGAAGTACCATTAGTTCCTGAAGTTCCGCTAAATCCATCTATACCTGAAGTTCCGTTTGTGCCGTTAGTACCTGAAGTTCCGTTTGTGCCTGAAGTACCACTTGTTCCATTAGTACCTGAAGTTCCGCTCGACCCATTAGTACCTGAAGTACCACTTGTACCCGTTGCTCCCGACACACCAAAAAGCCTCCAAACAGCAGTTGATGCGGTTTCACCACTTATACCCTCAATTTTGTTAGATAACCATTGATTTATAAATTGAATTCCACTTGGTGAATTTGATTTTATTGTGGTGCCAAAATTTGATATTACAACAGTTGGTCCACCAAGACCTGTGGATCCCGTAGCATTTGACCATAAAGTTTGATAATTGTTTATATGATATTGATAAAATGTATCTGTTTCATAAACGTACACCAACATACCCAATCGCCTTCTACCGGAAGAAATATTATCGGAGTTTAATGTTAATACATCAGGAGAAAATGAAGAACCTGTACCTTTTGAAAATTGTATTGGAATAGTATTTCCGCTGTTTTCTATACTTCCTGTTGTTGACAGTGGAACGGTAAAATAAAGATCACTTAAATTGTAAACCTCCATGTATCCACCAACCCCTACAACGCTAAAATTGGTGCCAAAAGGTTTTATTCTAGGTACCGAACTTGGTCCTAATACTGATATAGGTGTGATTGGGTTTTGATATAATCCTGACATTACGGTTCTACTTCGTTTCCTCTAAAATAAATAGTTTTGTTGTTCAATATTTTAAATATCGGACTTGGGTAAGTTGTATAAACACGGTAAGTTGCGGTCGGAAGTGTCGTTCCTGTATACGTAAACGTATAATAATTTATTGTATCTTCTGTGTGAACGGCAGTTAAAAGATTAGGATTTCCATTGTCATTTAGATCAATTATTATTTGCCTTTCAAAATTAGTAGCCGCCACTGGTATAATCCAAGTATACCAAGCATCAACAGGTACCGTATTTTCAAGAACTTCGGTTGTTGTGAAGTTAAATGCAACTATTGAGTTCCCAAAAGAATCTAACCCTCCAGATGAAATAGGAACATTTTGAGTTATTATTGTTGGGAATAAACCTGAAGTCCATCCTGTAAAGTCAACATATCTGTTCATATCTAAATTAAATAATGGTACATTTTGAGTAGGTTGACTATAATTTGTAAATCCAAAGAAGTCTCTTCCTCCGTCGAACATCCATTGACCAATATTTGTTGCTCCTGTTACAGGCTCTATGAATAGATATGATGTTTTTGCTGCCGCCGCGGAAGGTGTTGGTGTAGGTGTAATTGTTGCAGTTACTGTAATTGTAGGTGTTGGCGTTGGTGTTAAACCAGGAATAGGGCTTGGTGTGACCGTAGGTGTCACGGTCATAGTAGGTGTTGGTGTTGGTGTTACTGAAGGAGCTGGAGTTGTTGTTGGTGTTGGTGTTGGCGAAACAGGTATAACAATACTAGTAAAGTCATTTGGTTCACAGAACTCTGTATCACAAACAGGACAATCAGGATCAAACATCAAAAATTTATCCTTCAATAACTTGAAATTGTGTTTTACCTCATCAGCACCTAAAGGTTCTACATAAAATCTAAACTGAGAAATACCTCCGTCAAAAGTACCACCAAAATTTTCTTCCAATAAAATATTTGTAGTCATACCAGACAAAGAAGATTGGTCTAAAATGTTTGTTGGGAAACATTCAGGATCTTGAATATAGTTTCCTAACAGATCCGTACAAGCAGAGAATGTAAGGTTCTCGTGTAATCCTTGTGTTCCTCCACCCCAAGACATGTTAAATGGTACACCAAGTTGTCTTTCCTTATCCGTACTTAAAGCCCTTGGAATCATTTCTTCAAAATTTTCTATTGTGAAGAATTTTCTACCGTTGACATAAATTTTTAATCGACCTCTTCTGAATTTTTCTTGTTCTAACCACAAGTTATTCATTTGAATCAATGTAATTTTTTCTGCAACCGCTCTATCATTTGTATATGGAGGTGCAATCAAAGAAGGTGCGTTGTTTGCCAAAGACTGAAGATATTCTTCTCTTGTCAATACACCTAAACCACCATACCAAAATAAATCGCAAGATTCAATATAGGTATACCTCTCCCAAACGGCATCTATTTGGAACCAATGTTCAAGTTCTAACCATGCAGGATTCACTTCCAAACAGTATGGGTAGATAGGTGGAGTACAAATTTCAGTAATAGTACAACCTGTCTCATAAGTCACTCCAGTGACACAAGTTCCTGACACCTCACATGCCCCTGTTATTTTAAGTACTCTTACACAAATTGTTGGGTTTTTAGGGTCTCCACCTAATTTGAACGCAAGATTATTAGATATGGTATCGTATTTTGGATCTTTTTCGCAAGTATCCTCAACCGAAGACCAAGGGTTTGGTTTTGGTTGATTACATCCACAACCACATGAACTACATGTTCCACCGTCACAATCATCAATAGGGAAACCACAACTATTACATATATTCGCTTGAGGACTACATGTTGGACTTGGTTTATCAGGTGGACAAACAAACTCATAGGGAGGTAAAGTTGGCGTAGGTGTTGGCGTTGGGCTTGGGTTTGGGAAATCAAGTTTATCGACCACATATACCTCTTCAGTCCAATTGTCATTATAAAAATTTTCAGATAAATTTTCAGGTACAATTGTATTTGATCCACTGAAAGATAGATATTGATTATCGCCAACTATTAAGTAATAACCATCTTGAGTTATTATAGCGTTATTAATTTCAAGTGGAGTATGGTCACAAATTGTGATTAAAGAACCTGAAGATCCTCCATTTCCTGATATAGTTAATGATGTAAAAGGTTGTGAATTTCTTATGTTGAATTGTCCCGCACCGCTATTAGTCTCAGGAACACAATCACCATTAACATTACTAGCGGTTATAACATTACCTGATATTGAAGCGCAACATCCAGAACATAATGTGATTTCAGGTGTATTATTACCTGTATTGGTTGTAATTACGAAATATTCAGTAGGACTTGGACCAAAAGCAATGTTATATCCAAGTAAAACAATTGAAATATTATTAACAGGTTGACTAAAAGTCAAAGTGTATGTATAAGGGGATCCGAACGGAACATTTTGACCTAAAGCTATTGAGTTTTGTAAATTTATAAAACCACAATCATCAATGAAACCTGTTGGTAGTCCGTTTGTAGTAATGTCTCCACTTCCTGAAGCCGAAATTGTGATCCCGCTAACATAAGAAATACTGTTACCTGGTAATGGTAAATTTATTTGATTTTCACAATTCTCGCAAGAAACCGGTACTGTCGTCGGTGTTGGGGTTGGTGTTGGTGTTGGTGACGCAGGTGCGCAAGTATGGGTTTGGCATTCCCAACCACATTCTAAACAAGGTAACTGACCACAACTACAACCACATTGTGGTGTTGGGTTTCCATTACAAACATTACAACCATAATTAACATGTGGGTCATGTTGATTGTTTTGAGATCTTGGTGGGTAAACGTAAATACATCTACTATTAGTAACTCCTGTATTACAACAAGCACATGTCTCAATACAATTATACAATGGACTAGTTACTCTTGTGTACCCGCTATAATTCCAAGGACTACCATTAGCGTGGTGATAAAATTTATTTTCAGCTCTTGTTCCCCAATAAAAAAACATATTTTTATTTCGAGGATAGATCTCGTTCAAAGTGGTCTCACCAGGTCCAGGTTGATATTCTTCAAACAACCTTGGTTTTAATAACATTTCTACAGTCCAACCTTTGTTTACACGATTCGGTAAAATGTCATAATCATATCCAAAAAGTTTGTGAAATCCTTGATAAAACCCACCATATAATTCATGGTATTTTCCAACCGCAATGTTGTCTTTTGATACAACCTCATATAAAGTTTGTTGAGTTATGGCAGAAAATCTGTTGTAAGTTCCAGTATATCCAGTAACTTGGAACATTTTTAAACGTCTGTCAAAATATAATCTTTGAAATTTTAGAAAATCATTAAAGAGTCCGTTTGTAAAAGTTATGGTTTTTCCTGTCATTTGGTTAACAAGACCATTGTCAATTCCTGTCAAACCAATATCACAGGCGGTATCAACTTTAAAACAATCTAAATCTAAACCATCAGGTTCGTAATAATTTTGAGAAACAAAAATATTTGTTTGATCGTAATTTTTATAGGTAAGTTCTTTTGGAATCCATGTTAATGGGTTATCAATATCAAAATATACAGGTAATTTTTTACCGTATGTTTGTGCAATCAAATAAGGCGAAAAAACAACTTCCTCATTAAAATTTTTTTCGTCTGATGCAAGCGACATGTCTTGTCCATCATAAACAAGTTGTAATTTTAATTTGGGGTAGTTATATTGATTTATATTTTGATACGCCATCTTTTTAAATATAAATACCATACATCAAAGTATTTATTTATAAAAAACTGACATGATAGAATTCGGGAAAGAATATTTCAACAAGCCATATTATTTTTATTTGAAGGATAGAGGTAATACATTTAGCGTGTATTTTTCTGTTTCAGAGACATTAAACGAATCAAGAAAAAGTGATGAAGAAGTTGTACTTCTTAAAGAAAGTTTAACAAAGGTTAAAAAATTTATAAAAAATCTTTTTACCAAAGGATATAAGTTCACAAAAGAACAAATAAAAAAAATATTAAATTGGTTCAAAAAAAGAAAACCAATTAAAAAAACCGAAAAAAAAGAGGGTGAGATACAAGAGTTTGTGGGTGCTGATGGATCATTTATGAAATCTAACATACCGATGTTAAATCAAAGGCAGATCGCAAAAAGTACAACTGACCAAACGGTTCACATGACAAGAGCCAATCAATTCCCATTCATTCGAGTATATTACGGAGAATCTGAAGATGAAAGAGATAATTTAATTGATGAGGTTGATCAATCAGAGGCATTTGGTTACGAAGAAACAAAAGACGCAAAAAGTTACAAGGAAGCATCCCAAATACTAAAAGATATGGGTGTTGAGGATCCTTTTGAAAGACATGAAAGATTAGAGGTTATGGGATTCGATCCCGAGTACGATAAACAACTTCGAAACTACAAAAATAATGGTCATTGTAAAAATTGCGTGTCAAAAAGAAGATTGTCAGAATTAGAGAAAGGAAAAATGCAAAAAATGATTGATGAAATTATTTTAGGTAAAAAAAATAAAAACACCGACGTTATTTCAAAAAAAGACAATGAATCTACCGACGTTATGGAAAAATTATTAATTAGAAATTTACAATCAATTAAAAAGTTAGCAGACAAACAAGGTTTGGAATTAAATGATCTTTTAAAAAAAATAAATAAAAGTGAATAAAGACCTTTATAATAAAACAATCGAGCTACCAAAAGAAGTAACTGAATACCTACAGTCTTGTTTTGATACGGTTCCAAACTCAGATCCTTCTGTTGAGGGTCATAAAAGAAATGAGGAGTTAAGGAATTCGGGTTATGTAACCTATCAACAACTTGGGAGGATGAAAAATTGGTTCGATAATTATCAAGGAGATGGTAAAGACGCTCCTTATATTTTGAATGGTGCGGATTATGTTAGAAAATGGGTTGACTCTACATTGGATTTAATGAGAAAAGGGGACAACTTCAAAAAAAGTGTTAATAAAGAATATATGCCAGACGATGTGAAACAGGATTTAGCAGATAAAATGGGTTGGTTAGCGGATATGAATAGACCGTCAAAAGAACACAGCACATTTGTACAAGACGTTAAAATTACTGAAGACCTCGAAAGGATAAACCAAATAATGAAAAAAATAATTTAAAATGCCTGAAGTAGAAAGATTAGATTTTAGTCAACCCGCTAATGATTTGACTGCAATTGCCGATATCGAAAGAAAAAGACTTACAGTAAAAAATGATTATCTAACCACTAATCAATATAGTGCCGTTAATAAGGATGCAATTTCTGACGGTGATGAATTTGGTAAGGGTACGGGAATCTTTTTGGATACCGCAAACGGTGGGTCAAAAGTTGATTTCTCAGAAAGAATTAATGAAATAAAATTGAATGAGTACCAACCCAACAAACCTTACACAACGCCATCCGCATAATGAAACTTTACAATACTTTTAGAAGTCTTATCGTTGAGGTAGCATCTGTCAACAGTGTTGTTGATGCGATAAGAAATAAAAAAAAAATTGTAATTTATTATGATGGGGACGAACCTGGAGGTAAAGGATTAAGAACTATAGAACCTGTGTGTTTTGGTTATAGTAAAAGAGAAAATCCTGTACTAAGGGCTTGGGACTATGAAGGTGCATCACACACGGCATACTTAGGAGAAAAACCTTTACCTGGTTGGAGGTTGTTCAGGTTAGATAAAATAACATATCTACAACCAACGGCCGAAACATTTGATGAGGTCAGACCAAATTACAATCCTAACGGAGATAGAAGTATGGCAAGAGTTGTAGTAAATGCCAATTTTGATAATGTAACAAATACGTAAGATGAATACAGAAAATGATTTAATACAAAGATTAATGGTTTCCAAAAAAATTATGGAAAGACATGATCAGATGGAACGAGGTAAAACACCTCAGACATCATTCAACACCCCAATGTTAGAGGACTACCAACCTGTAAATGCAAAATATAATTTACCGAACGATATTTTACAAGAACAACAAATCCAATCGAGACCTCAACAACAAAACGCCACAATCACAGCGGATAAAATAGCAAACTCTAAGTTACCCGATGAGATTAAAAAATTAATGATGGAACACCCAATAGAAAAACCTAATATGGGTATGAATGGGCCAACATTATCTAACGAATTGGTTGATAAAGCCGCTAGATTAATGAGTGTTGACGCCAGTGGAAAACAAGTTTCTGATATTCCTAAAATAAAAAATTTGGTTCAAGAATCTACAAACAATAACGAAAGTCTAAAAGAGATAATTAGGGAAGTAATTGAAGATGTTTTACATGAAAATGGTTTACTAATTGAGTCAGAAACTAAATCTAACGACATTTTTAAATTCAGAGTCGGAGATCATATATTCGAGGGTAAAGTCACCAAAATTAAAAAGGTAACTAAATAATTATAACCCACCCTTGAGGTGGGTTTTTTGTTGATATTATCAATAAATAGGTTTATATTTCTTGTAAACTTGTTTAATCATAATGAAAAAAATCAAAATTTTAGTCTTACCATCAGATAGGGCAGGTGTTGGTAGATACAGATCGGTAGATCCCCACGTTAATTTACAAAATAATTTTCCTCAAGATTTTCAAATTGATATTGATTACGAACCAAAAATGGAAGATGAAAATTATTGGAAACAATATGATATTGTTCATTTTCATAGGTCAATTGGTCAAGACTTTGATCAATGTTTGGCGTTGATTGAAAAATTAAAAAAAATAGGGGTTATAGTTATTGGGGATATTGACGACTATTGGTTACCAACTAAAGAGCACCCAATTCATCAATTAATTGTTTCTACTAAAATGAATCAAAAAATTATAGCAAATCTCAAAGCTTGTCATTATGTAACAACAACGACAAGTCTTTTTGCTCATGAAATTAGAAAGTTCAATAAAAACGTAGTTGTTTTTCCAAACGCAATAGATCCTAAAGAACCTCAATTTAATGAACCAACATTACCCTCAGAAAAAATTAGAGTTGGTTGGCTAGGTGGATCATCCCACTTACACGATTTAAAGTTGTTAGATACGATGGTGGGTAAACTAAGTCCTCTTCAAAACAAACTTCAATATTACTTGTGTGGTTTTGATACAAGAGGTGTGGTTACTGAAATAAACCAACAAACAGGAGAAAAAAAACAAAGACCAATTAAACCTGAAGAAACTGTTTGGTCACAATATGAAAAGATTTTTACAGACAACTACAAAATAATCACCAAAGAGTATAAAGAATATTTAGATAAGTTTGTTGATGGAGATTTTCCCGCAATTGAAAATGAAAACTACGTCAGGGTTTGGACTAAACCTGTGGAGTCTTACGCTAGAAATTACGCTAAGTTTGATATTTCATTAGCGCCCATAAAAAACCACGTATTTAATAGGTTAAAATCTCAACTAAAAATAATCGAGGCGGGTTTCTATAAAAAAACGATAATCGCATCAAACGTAGGTCCTTATACCATTGACCTAAAACATGCAATGCGAGAAGGAAAATTCGTTGACGGTAATGCGTTATTAGTAGAAGATTTTAGAAATCATAGTGATTGGGCTAAAAGCATTAAAAAATTAGTCGAAAATCCAAATATGATTACCGATCTTGGTGAGAAATTATACGAAACGGTAAAAGATACCTATGACCTAAACAGAGTATCACAAAACAGAGCTGAATTTTACAAATCTTTAATTAAATAATTATGGTCAATATTCCTTTAACAAAAATTTTATTTTTAGACATTGAAACCGTTGGTGGTTGTCCTGACTATCAACAGTGTATAAAATCTAACCCAAGAGTTGCAGACCAATTCGACAAATATTTTGATTGGTTTTTGAAAAGATTTCCTGAAGACAAAGAATTGGCAACTGATAGATCGACAGAAGAACATATGGACATTGTTTTTAGGAAACGGGCAGCGTTAGTTCCAGAGTTTGCAAAGATAGTTTGTGTATCGATGGCGTTCGTTTTAGATAGTGGAGAAGTTAAAAAACAAACTTTTTCAAGTGATGATGAATATAAACTACTAATTGATGTAAGAGACCTTTTAAACCGTTGTCACAAATTAGATTTCTACATGTGTGGTCACAATTTAAAAAACTTTGACATCCCCATGTTAGCAAAACGTATGATTGTAAATGGGATCATGCCGGCTAAAATACTCCCGTCATACGATACTAAACCTTGGGAAGTTAAGGCCATTGACACAAAAGAAATTTGGCAATATGGAGCTTACACTGCGATCGGTTCTTTAGATTTAATGTGTGCATGTTTAGACATACCAACACCAAAAGACGGACCAATCAACGGTAGTTTGGTACATGAGACTTATTGGAGTCATAATCGTCTTAAAGAAATTGCCGAATACTGTGAAAAAGATGTTGACGTTTTAGTTGACGCAATAATGAAATTAAAAAGTTTAAAATAATGAGTGAACAAAATTTAGAAAAAGATGACTTGGACGATCTGTTTGAAAGTTTACAAATTGAAGATGCTGAGAATTTGGACCTTGATCAACTGAATGATTATTTTGGGTTTGATATTTTTGGATTAGAAAAAGATATGGATGATTTCCAAGATACTTTGGAATTTAAATTTTCTAAGTCGCATCCTGATGCGGTCAACCCAAAATACGCTTACACGTCAGACTCTGGATTTGATTTATGTTCAACAGAAGATGTATGGATTCATGCTTCTGACCGTAAACTAATACCAACAGGAATCCATTTGGACATACCTGAAGGATACGAAGTTCAAATTAGATCAAAAAGTGGATTGGCTTCAAAACAAGGATTGTTTGTTTTGAATTCTCCAGGAACTGTGGATGAAGGATATACGGGAGAAATTCAAGTAATTCTTTTCAACACCACTGATCAAAAAATCAAAATAGAAAAAGGACAAAAAATTGCACAAGCAGTGTTGTGTCCTGTAGTTAGTGGTAAATGGATCAAGTTTGTTGAGATAGAGAACATTCTATCTAAAGACAGAAATGAAAATGGTTTCGGTTCTACAGGTGTATGACAGAAATAGAAAAAATAAAAGAAGAAATTAATAGAACTCGAGTTGAGTTAATTATGTCTGGTTGTAGTGATGGTTGGTGGAACAAATACATGGAAGAAAAATTAATAACTCTTGAGGATAAACTAAAAGAATTAAACAATGATAACAATAGGATTCTCGACAAGAAAGACTAATCCTGAATTTTTAGAACATTTAAGAAAATCTTGTGGGATTAAAAAAGTTCAAATAATAGAAAAAATTAATAACGGTGAAAAGTCTTTGGCTCAAGTTTATAATGAAATACTAAATGAGTCGGAAAATAATCTTGTAGTTTTTTGTCATGATGACATTGAGTATGATACAAAAAATTGGGGGGATAAAATTATCAAATTATTTAAAAGAAATGAAGAATATGGTATTTTGGGAATCGCAGGAACTACCGATATGATTGATGGTAGATGGTGGACTTTGCGTGAATCCATGACAGGAATAGTATCTCACAAACATGAAGGAAAAAAATGGACCAACACTTATTCACCCGATCAAGGAAACAAAATAAAGGAAGTGGTTGTATTAGACGGTTTGTTTTTTGTTGTTGATAAATCTAAAATCAAAAAAACTTTTGACGAAGAATTCAAAGGATTTCACTTTTATGAAATACCTTTCTGTTTTTCAAATTACTTAGAGGGAGTTAAATTAGGTGTAACAACAATGGTTAGAGTCACTCACAAATCAATAGGTATGACCAATGATCAGTGGGAAAATAATAAAACTTTTTTTGAAAAGAAATATGATAAAGACCTTCCGATAAGATTATCAACGAACAAAACCATAGAGGAAAAAACTTTTATGGATATTGACAAAGTTGGTTTAGGTCTTGTGACATATAACTCTCCACATAGAATAGTTAAAAGTGCATTTACGGTTCCAAAGTGGATTAAAAACTTTGTAATTGTTAACGATGGGACTCCTTACCCTGAAAACTGTTACCCCGAACATGCAAAAATTATCCAACACGAAAAAAACCAATGTGTTGGGGCCGCAAAAAGTACGGCAATTAAATATTTGATGGAACAAGGGTGTGAACACATTTTTATAATGGAAGACGATATATTAATTCAAGACGAAAACGTATTCAAAGAATATATCAGACATTCAGCATTGTCAGGAATTAAACATTTAAATTTTGCGCTTCACGGTCCCGCAAACAAGAAAGGGTCAACTGGCTTTAGAACTCTTTCGGAAAGAAAAGATACTGACGGAGATCCTAATCCAAGAATGATTATTCCATATCCAGATGGTATTGAAATGGTTTTTTACCCTAACTGTGTTGGGGCTTTTTCATACTATCACAGATCTGTAATTGAAAAAATTGGTTTATTCGATCCTGCATTTAAAAACGCTTGGGAACATGTTGACCATACATATCAGGCGGTAAAACATAATTTTCATCCTCCTTTTTGGTACTTTGCTGACATTCCTAAAAGCTGGGAGTATTTAACGGATATACCAAACTCAATTGAAAACTCAACAATTTCAAGAACCCCTGAATGGAGTGAAAACTATAAAAAAGGAACTTTATGGTATAAGAAAAAACACGGGTATGTACCAACTGATATACCTTTAATGGAACCTAAAAGTGCCCAACAAATAATCTCAAAATTATATGCTTTAAGATAAAATGGTAGTAGATGTTATAATATTAAGTTACGCTAAAGACCCATCATTTGAGAAAATGAATCTCAATTGTATGAAAAGTATTTATGAAAGTTCGACTGAACATAAATTCCAAATCTATTTGATAGAAACCAACAAAGAAAAAGAATTTGTTTATGAAGGGTGTGAGACTTGTAAAGTTATACAACCACAAGAAGAATTTAACTACAACAAATATTTAAACATTGGTTTAGAACATTCTACCAACGATTGGGTGTTAATTTCCAACAATGATACAATATACCATAAAGGTTTTTTAGAAGAAATGTTAAAAGCTCATGAACAAGATCCTGAATTATTTTCAATGTCACCTATGGATGATGATTGGCACAGACACAAGTTATTCAAAAAAACAACACCAATATACTATGGTCATAGAACTTCATATGAAATTGCCGGATGGTCAATCTTTGTTAAAAGGGATATATTAAAAAGAATGAATGGGTTCGATGAAAAATTTAAATTTTGGTACCAAGATAACGACTACGCACTGACTTTACAAAAATACAAATTAAAACACGCCCTAATTACCAACTCTAAAGTTACTCATCTTTTAAGTAAAAGTCATAATCTTATAGAGCCAGGTAAAAAGTTTCAGATGACTGATGGTATGATTAATGATTTTAAAAATAAATGGTATACACAAAAAAAATGATAACAATAGAACACTATTATAATAATTTCAAATTAACTCCTGGTGATATAAATGAACATATTGATACGTTAGTAGAGTATGCAAAACTATGTGATCACGTTACTGAAATGGGTGCTAGATGGGGATGTTCAACTTTTGCATTTTTACATGCAAACCCAAAAAAGTTTGTTAGCTATGACATTAATATGTCAGAAAATATTTTAAACGCAATAAATCTATCAATTAAGGAAAACGTAAATTTCAAGTTCAATAAAAAAAATGTTTTAGAGGTTGAGATCGAAGAGACTGATTTATTATTTATTGATACTTGGCATAAGTATGGACAACTAAAAGAAGAATTATCATTACATTCAGATAAAGTAAAAAAATATTTAATTTTTCATGACACTGAAAGTTATGAATTTACCGATGAACCAAGTTGGGGTGAACTATACAAAGACGTTAGACCTTTATCAACAGAAAAAATTGGTATTTGGCCAGCAATACAAGAGTTATTAGATGATGGTCAATGGGTCATAGAAAAAAGATTTACAAATAATAATGGACTAACTATCTTAAAAAGAAACGATAAGATTGATGAACAATAGAAAAAAAATAGAATTTATCAAATACATTTTGATCGGTAGAGTTTCAAACACGGACTTTATCCAAAATTGGAAAGACAAGAATCAGTACCCATCTGAAAAGGAAGTGGATTCGATAATTTCACAAGAAATGGACCCCGCAAGACTTGAAGGTTTAGATTGGCCCACAGACGCCATGACTATGATTGGTTTGAAAAGAATGAACAATCTTCATGACATGTTAGATTACGTTAGAAAAAACAATATTGAGGGTGATTTTATTGAAACAGGTGTTTGGAAAGGGGGAGCAACAATTTTTATGAAACTATATTCAGACATTTATAATTTGAAAAAGAGAGTGTTTGTTTGTGATTCTTTCCAAGGACTGCCAAAACCAAGTGACAAATACCCTATGGATCGAGGAGATATTCATCACACGTATACCGAACTTGCAATATCACTCGATGAGGTAAAATCAAATTTTGAATCAATGAATTGTTTAGATGAAAATGTAATTTTTGTGGAGGGATTCTTTAGTGATACTCTACCAAATAATAATCAGATTGGCAAATTGTCTATTTTAAGAATGGATGGTGACATGTACGAGTCGACTCATGATGTTTTTCATTCTTGTTATGATAAACTATCCGATAAAGGGGTGTGTATAATTGACGACTATTGTCTTGGTGGTGCAAGAATTTGTACTCACGATTATAGAACAGAAAAAAATATTAACGATCCAATAAATCAAATTGATGTTTGTGGTGTTTATTGGATTAAAAATAATGAATCTTAATTTATTATGATAAAACCAAAAGTTCGTGTTGTAACTGCAGATTTTGGTAATCATATCAATAATTTTAATTATCAACTTCCTTACCAAATCACAAAAAAGTATGAGGTTGAGTACATGTGTTACACAGATCAAAATACTGAATCAAGATCACTATCTTTACATCCAAGAACAAGGGCTAAAATACCAAAAATGTTAGATTGGATTGAAAATCCTGCAGATTATTATATTTGGTTCGATTCTAAATTTAAAATAGTCAGTAACAACCTTGTTGAAGATGTTGTAGATTCGTTGGGGGATTTTGATATACAAATCTTTAAACACCCACAAAGAAAAAACATCAAATCTGAACTTGAGTATTTAGAAAATGAAATGTATAGATCAAACAACACATATTTAATTGACAGATATGAAGGTGAAAGAACAAAAGAACAATATCAGTTTTATCTTAAAGACCCAAACTTTGTTGATTATGGTTTCTATTCCATGGGATTTTTTGTTTATTCAAAAAATTTAATAAAAAACAGAGATAATAATTTGATGACCGATTGGTTTTTTCATAACTGTTATTGGTCAATACAAGACCAAATATCTTTTCCGTACCTTTTACATAAACACAAACCAAAATACAGAACATTTGACTTTCAACTGTTCAATAATAAATACCTAAAATGGGGTTAAAATATGTCACAAAGAAGAAAAATTAACACAACAGAGGAGTCTGTAGATTCCCCAAATCACAAAAGAGATATTATCTCCCAAGTAGTTAAAAAAAGACCAAAAAGTAAATTTCTCACAGAAAACCAAAAAGTTTATTATGAAACATTACTTAACAACCAAATTACAATTTGTTCGGGACCTGCCGGTGTTGGTAAGAGTTACATAGCAATGAAAACCGCTGTGGATTTACTTCTTGATGAAGACAATGGATATGATAAAATTATTATTGTAAGACCCGCTGTTGAGGCTGAAGAAAAATTAGGGGCACTTCCAGGAAATTTAGAAGAAAAATTAGACCCTTATATCTTTCCTTCTTACTATTTGTTAAATAAAATTATCGGTAAAGAAGCAAGAGAAAAATTAAAAGAGGCCGAGGTGGTAGAGGTTTTTGCTTTGGCATATATTAGAGGAATGACAATTGATAATTCTATTTTAATTTTTGAGGAAGCTCAAAACGCCACACCAAAACAAATGAAATTATTATTAACAAGAATTGGAAGTAATAGTAAATTCTTTATTTCAGGAGATATTGAACAAACGGATAGATACAAAGACAAAAAACATTCGGGGTTGTATGATGCGATAACCAAATTCGATGGAATCGGGGGTATTGGTATCTTTGAGTTTGGTGATAAAGATGGGGTTAGAAATCCTATAATAACAAAAATACTAAAAAGGTATGAAGAGGATCGGGATTGATATTAATGGGGTACTTAGAGATACTATTGGTAAATTTACGCAACTTTATGAAAAATATTTAATAGAGTCTGATGAAGATCAATATATGGGACAAACCTATGAGATTGATTCGTCAGGAAATACTGAACCTATTGAATCTCAAGTTACAAATTTTGAATATAGGGTCCTATCTGAGGTAAACTCTTTAGATTTAATGAAACACTTCTCATTCAATAACAAAGAAGAATTATTCAATTTTATGTACGAGGAATATTCAATGGAGTTATTTGGACATGCACCTTCAACGGAAATGAACACCTTTAATATATTAAATGACATATACTTTGAATTAAGGGAAAATAATCAATTATTGTTGGTTTCAAATGAAATTGGTAAATCAAAACCGGCAACACTGTTTTTTGTTTCTAAGTTTGGTTGTTTATTGGAAAAAATCTTTTTTTTCAGTGAATATACAAGAAAATCCATGTGGTATGAAGTTGATATTTTACTTACCGCAGATCCTACCCTATTATTAGAAAAACCTAAAGATAAAGTTGTAATAAAATTTATTACAAATTATAACAAAGAAATAAAAAATGATTTCGAGATTACCTCTTTATCTGAGTTTGGTCAAATAATTAAAAAAATATTATAAATATGATTAAAATATTAGGTGAAAATTACTATTTAGATTTAGACAAATTAGACTCTGAATTACAAATACAACCCACCTCAGGAGAAACACAAATTCATTTAGTGAAATATGAAATTGTAAAAATGATGATCGAAACAATTATAACTGAAGTAGATCAGATAGATGAAAACATGGGAATGAAAAGTAGTGAACTAACAATACCCTTTAAGTTGGCATTTAATACATTACTTTTCAAAAAAATAATAAACAAAATATAAATAAAAAATGACTAACGAACAGATTTCCAAATTAGAAACGGCTATTCTTAACATGGAACAAAAAAAATCACGAATTTATTTTTTAGTTCAGGATACCAAAGGTAACGCTAAAGCGTCAGTGAGGTATATCTATCAGATGGCTAAAACACTTAAAGACAACGGATATAATTCCATAATTTTACACGAGAAACCTGATTATTTTGGAGTCTCTACATGGTTGGGTGAAGAGTACATGGAAATTGAACACCAACCGATTGAGGGTACAAATTTAGAAATATCGCCAGACGATTTAATTGTTGTTCCTGAACTTTATGGTTTTGTGATGGATCAAATAACAAAATTACCTTGTGGTAAAATTGTATTGAGTCAGTGTTATGACCACATTTTCGAAACTTTACAACCAGGTCAAACATGGAGTAACCTTGGGTTTTTGAAGTGTATTACCACAAGTGAAAAACAAAAAGAGTATTTAGAGGGGGGTATGAGAAACGTATCTTTTGACATAATTACACCTTACATTTCTGATAATTTTACTAAAAGTCAGTTTCCTAGTAAAACCATAGTAAACATTCACACAAGAGAACATAGAGATACTGTAAACCTTATAAAACATTTTTATGCGAAATTTCCTCAATATAGATGGATTACTTTCAGAGATTTGAGAGGTCTATCAGAAGCTCAATTTGCTAAAGCAATGAAAGAAAGTTTTGTTTCTATATGGATAGATCAACAAAGTTCTTATGGTACATTCCCATTGGAGTCAATGAAATTGGGTGTTCCTGTAATTGGTTTGGTTCCCGATTTGGTTCCTTCATGGATGAATGAAAATAATGGAATTTGGATCAACAACAAATTGATGGTCACTGACGTACTTTCTGATTTTATACAAAATTGGTTAGAGGACAATTTAAATCCTACATTGTTCGAATCAATGGAGGATACAGTTAAAACCTTACCAACTAAAGAATTTTTTGAGAAAGAAGTCTTGGACTTATTTTCGAGAATGTTCGAAGTTAGAAAAGGAAACTTTGTTATACAATTAGATAAATTTCAAACAATAGAAGAATAATATGGAAAATGTGAATAAAATATCAGTGGTATTACCACTCAAAACCTCTTCCGCAATTGGTTTCGAGGATTTCTTTGACAAAAGTATTAAATCAGTACAGTATCAAAATGAATTTGTAGATGAACTAGTAATTGTTTATTGTAACGACACAAATTTAGAAAGTCATCTAAAGTCTTATGATTTTGGTGATCTCAATGTAAACTTAGTTTCCTACGATCAAACACCAAGTTTTCAATCACAAGTCAACTATGGTGTAAGTGTAGCAACTTCAAATTGGGTAAGTGTGTTAGAGTTCGATGATGAATACTCTAATATTTGGTTTAAAAACTCTAAAAAATACATGGGATATTATCCTGAAGTTGATGTGTTTTTACCAATTGTGGTAGACGTAGATGATAAAGCGGTTTTTGCTGGATTTACAAACGAGGCGACTTTCGCTGCAAACATTTCTTCTGAAATTGGTATTTTAACAAATGAAACTTTACAAAACTTTCAAAATTTCCAATTCTCTGGCTGTGTGTTCAAAAAAGAAGTTTTCGAAAGATTGGGTGGTTTAAAACAAAATATAAAATTAACTTTTAACTATGAGTTGTTTTTGAGATTAACACAAAACTCTTCAAAAATTATGAGCATACCAAGAGTTGGTTACAAACATATGAACCTTAGAGAAGGATCAATTTTTTGGAATTACAAAAATGGTCAAAATCAAATTACCGAAGATGAGGCCCGTTTTTGGATTGAGTCGGCAAAAAAAGAATCTTTTTATAATGTTGAGAGAGATATAAAATATGAACCGCAAACTGTTTAATGTTTGAAAATGATTACTCAGATCAAATAGAAAAGAAAAAGAAAGGAAGAAAACCAAAAACAAACAACTATTTCGATGAACGTGAGGAAAATGCGGTCAAACTTTTTTTAGTTACCGATTCGGATTATGAAAGAAATAAAATTTACAATGAGTTTTTGAGACACCCTTTGGACAAAATGATATCTTCCATAATCCGAAGATATAAATTGTATAGGAAGGATATGAATTATGAAGAAATTCATAATGACACACATTCTTTTTTGATGACAAAAATAGAAAAGTTTAAGCCTTCTAAAGAAAAGAAGGCTTATTCTTACTTTGGTACTATTTGTAAAAATTACCTTATGGGTCAAATTATGAAAGATCAGAAAGAAATAAATCGTAAAATTTCTTACGAAGATATTTCTGGGGATCTCAGTAATAACATGAACATGTCCTATTACATAGATTCAGATGAGGTTGGTTCTGAAGTTATAATTAAAAAGTTTTTAGATAAATTGAAAGAAACTTTGGAGGATGATAATGTAAATGAACAAGAGTACAAATTAGGCTCGGCAATACACGATTTGTTTGAAAATTACGGTACAATATTTCCTGATTCAAACAACAATAAGTTCAATAAAAACATTATTTTATTTGAGCTTAGGGAAATGACAAACCTATCAACTAAGGAAATTAGAACGTCTTTGAAAAAATATAAAAAGATATACTTTGAGTTAGTTCAAGAAATTTTAAAAAAATAATATTTATAGATATGCCAAGACCATCAAAAAAACAAATCAATTTATCAAAAGAATCAATGTTGTCTTTGATGCAAGAAATCTATAATGAACTTGTTGAACAAAAAAACACGGCGATTAGAATTCAAAATAAAATGTTAACAATGATGAAAGAACCTGAAGATATGATTATTATAGGTCCTGTTATTGAGAAACAACAAAAAATTATAAACGACTGTGTTGAAAAAAAACTTACTCTTTCTAAGCTACAGGCTCAAATGTGGCAAAAAAACACAGAAAAAGAAGAGGATTTTACGTTATCAGATTTAGAAATTGACGATGATACAATTCAGAATTTATTAAAAAAAGACGCGAATTCTGACTACAAATATAAAATGCATAAATAATAAAAAATGCCAATAGACGTTCAAAGTAGTTTTCAGAAAGTTGATAAAGAGGCACAAATATTTCCCATATACAAACAGTTAAGGGAAGATCAAAAAAAATTAGAAAAAAAGGTTTCTGACTCGTTTGATAAATATGAAAACAAACTAAAAACTCAATTATCTGAGTGGTCAGAAAAAAAACAAGATTTCCAAGACGATGTCAAAACCGCCTTTACTGAGTTGGTTAAATTATCAAAATTAATCAATGGTAGTGGTGCTGATACAAATTCTTATTTAAAAAAAGTTTTTATTAAATCATTAAAAGAATTACAACCAAAATTAAAATCAATTCTCATTGACGCGATTAAAAAAACTTTAGGTTGTTCTTCAGATTTCATTCTTCCGGCAAACACACCTATTTTCATTAAAGTACAATCGATAGATTTTTTCAATTACCTTACGTTAAGTGCGGATACACAGTTAGGAAAATTAATTTATGAAAAACCTGACATAAATTACTTTTCATATCCGTTTGCAATGAATAGGTTGTTGTATAACAGAATACAAAACTTAAACCAACCACTTTCTGTGGTTGCTGGTACACCGTATGTGGGTAAATCGACACAGAATATTTTTGACATTGAGTATGTACAACAATACAATACTCCATTGGGTGTGGTACAAGGAAATTTTTTTAAGTTTACATTCTCTTCCAGATCAACCCCACTTACAGTGGATGAATTCTTAAGTGATTATTTTGATACCTTAGACCTGTTTGATCCATTAAATGTTTTCACTCAACTTATAAACATTATTACTGGTGCCTTTTCTGTTTCAAAACAAAGTGGTGATGGTGAAATTACAGGGTTTCAAAAATTTCTAAAAATTTTACAAAGGATATTAGGGTTATGTTACGATCAAACTCCTGAAATTGATGTTAGTGGTGTTGCCAAAATTTCAGAAAGAGACGACCTATCTGACGACTTTTTTGAATTAAGTAATTTGGATTTGAGATTGATTGAAGAAAAAGTATCTGATATAAAATTGGGGGTTTTACAATTCGAGGAATGTGACAATATAAAACTTACAATGAATACGGCCGCAGTAATTGATGCGTTAAGTGAATTGGTTTTTAATGAGGGTGTAAATGAAAATAACGTAATTAATCAAACATCTAATGTAATTAACAACGTGACTAATCAAAAGTTTAAATTGGCATATGATGACGCGTGGATTAATGAATTCCCAAAAGCTTTGGCAACGGCAATTCTTTCCCCAAAGATAATCCTACCTTTTATGGCAACCGCAAAGTCACTCTCACAATCTTTTGTAGATAATACAACAACCTTAGAAGATTTTCAAAAAAACTGTAAAACTTTCTTAATTGAATTTATGTCTCAATTAGGTGCGGTATACACAAGAATAATTTTCGAAATAGTAAAAAAAGATATCAAAAAATTGTTAAAGGAAGTTTTAAGTGATATATCAAAAGAACAAAAAACGAAAACCAAAAGAATGATACTTCCACTGACTTTACTTGGTTTAGGGGCGTCTATAAAAATATTGAAAGATTTCAGAGATTGTAAAAGTATTGTAGATGATCTAACAAAAATTTTAAGTTTAGTTATTGAAAGAAAAATTAGTGCTCTTAAGGCTAACCCAAATGCTGATATACCACTTCCACTTTTGTTTGCCGCAAAACTATTAGAAGGGGCTTCCCCAACAAGGTCTTATATTAATACAATACAAAGATTAGAAGAATTAGGGATACCGACATCTCCTATGCCTGATGGAAGTCCCAATAAATTTCTTGCATCAATATCGGCAATAATAGACGGGATTGCGAAAGAAAATGATGAAAATGGTAAGTCAGTTGTTGCGATTGGTCCACTCACGGTAACACCATTATTCACTACAACACCACAAAAAGCGTATGGAAAATCATTTTAAATTCGAAAGGGAAAAAATTGATCCTAAAAAAATTATAGAAATTGTTCATGACTATGAAAATTCATCGAACAAAGATTTGAATTTGGCATTACAATTTATTCAAAAAGACTTTGAGTATACAAAAAATATGTTACTCAAAATGAGTGAACATTTAGATAAATTGGAAAGCACTTATAATTTATTACATAAAGAATACATGTCTAGAAATGTTTGATAATAAGTTAATATTTTTTGGTTATGTCTTAGATAACAAAGATCCTCTTTTTTTAGGAAGACTCAGGGTATTTCCTCGACATGAAACTAAAGATGATTTGGTTCCTAAGGATGTAAAAGGAAAACCAATTCCTGAATCTATATGGAAATGGACTTCAGAAGACCCGTTTATTTTTTTACCTTTGATACCTTACTACGTTAGTCAAGTTCCCGAAATAGATGAGTATGTACACTTATTGTATTACAATGTAAAAGAAAGAACAAATAATAGTAAATTCTATATTCAAGGACCAATTACTAGACCACAAAACAATGCTTATGAGATTAATAATAATTCTGAGTCTATATTGGCCAGTGGTGAGTACATGAAACTTTCGAACAAATTGAGGGATATTACAGGATCTACACTTCCAAGTGTTTATGGAATTTACCCTGAACCAGGCGACAACGCAATTCTTAGTAGAGGTACCACTGACATGGTTTTGAAAAAAGATACCGTTTTAATTAGATCAGGAAAAAATATTACAACCCAAACTGCTAATTTTAACATACCAAAAAAAAATCCAAATTGGGGATTTTTACAAATTTCAACATTTGACCAAGAAAGGGTTTTGTTAGAACCTCTAACATTAGAGGAATCTATTCAAGAACCACTTCAAATAAAAAAGGTAATTGAGTGGTCAATCGACGGGTCACAATATATTTCAGGAATTACATCATTCAACACGGTAACAGGAGACACATTTTATAAGGGTTGTATTTACCTTTATTCTATGATTCCAAACTCTGTCGCACTTTCAACAACAATTGATCTTGACACACCAATTAACCAATACTTATCAACTGTAGACTACTCGATTTGTTTTTCGGGGTTGAATTTCAATGATTCGTTGAACATTATCAATACGTTTATTCAAAACGTAAATGACAGTAAAATTAATATTAACGGATATCCACAATACCCACCAACAAACGATGATATAATTTTAAATCAATTTCCTTTTTATGTAAAACCTAACTATTCAACATTAACTAAATTGAACTCAACAGGGGCTACAGATTTTAATTTGGTTTCTTTGTTTAATCAAAAAATAAAATTGAACCAATCAGAATCAGAATATGGAAACTTTTTGGTGTGGTCAAGAGGTGTAATTGGTCAACAAACAACAGTTAGAGAAAACACCGTAGAAAGAACGGAGTATAAAGCAAAACCTGTATCGTTTGGATCTTTAGTTGCTGATAACGTTTATTTAATTTCTCATAAAAGTCAAATTCCATCTAAAGGAGACAAAGTAAATTTACAGGAGTCTTTATATGGAATAACACAACTTCAATATACAGAAGAAATCTTAGATCGAACGGATCCTATGGTTAGGGGTGAAGAATTAATGAAACTTTTAAATAAAATTGTGGACTTTTTAGGTTCACATGTTCATAACCCAAATGAAGCTCCTATTGGTATTGGAACTGACGGCACTGAGTTAGTAGAAATTAGAAAAATCTTACAAGACGCAGACGCAACTATTTTAAATCAAAATATTCGACTTAATTGATATTTATAAATAAAAAGTAAATGTCAATAAACAATTCCTATTATAGTAAAAATAATACTATTCTCTCAAACAGTTATGTAAACACTGGTAGAAATCCTGTCATGCAACTTTTATACGGTGATGGGGGTATTTCTGAGCCTGTTGGTTATTCGAGATTTATCTTTGGTCTTAATTTGGATTTGGTCAAAGAAAAATTATTAGACGGTACAATATCAATGAGTTGTGCAGACGCATACATGACTCATGTATTAAAGATGACCAACACTTCTTATTTTGATAAGGACTTACTTAATACGTCTAATCCTGATGGTAGACAAAGATCAACTTCTTTTGATTTGATTTTGTTTCGTGTACCATATTTGAATGACGACCCAACTACACCACAACTTTGGGACGAAGGTGTTGGATATGATTTTTACGATGTTAAAGATCCAATTGAAAGTGATCGAAACTACTCAATAAGACCATCAAATTGGTATCAAACCACAACAATTAATAAGTGGGGTGAACCCGGTACATATAATAATATGAACATTGGGGCATACCCTTTTTCTGCCATTACAATCATCGACATACAACATTTTGAATTTGGTGATGAAAACATTGAATTTGATATGTCAAGTGAAATAAACGATATTTTAAATGGAGTAACACCCGAAGAAACAACTTGGGGAATTGCATACTTACCTCAAGTAGAAAATTTAACAGGTACGGATGCGATGTATTCTGTAGGATTTTTTACAAGACATACTCAAACTTTTTACGAACCATTTTTAGAAACCACTTACAATGATTTGATTGAAGATGATAGAAATTACTTTTCTATGGGTAAAGCAAACAAACTATATCTTTATGTATATGAAGATGGTGATTTTGTAAATTTAGATCAAAACCCTCTTGTTACAATTAAAGATCCGGCAGGAAATCCAATAACAGGTTTAGTTAATCTACCTTCTTGTAGAAGAACAAGAGGTGTTTATGAAATTACGTTACCGGCCTTTATGGGGTATAAAGTACCTTGTCAATTTACAGATACTTGGTCACAAATTCAATTAAACGGATTTTCATTACCTGATGTAATTAACGATTTCACTTTGTACGGCATAAAAAAATCTATTCAGATAGGAACAGCAACTTTTGACCCGTCAAAGTTTGGGTTTGAGTATTACGGTATTTTACAAAATGAAAAAATATTGAGTAGTGATATTAGAAAAGTTGGTGTTATCATAAAAGAGGCATATACAACAAATAAGATGTTACCCAATGTTGATGCCAAATATAGAGTTTACGTTCGAGAAGGTCAGACCGAAGTTATAGTTCAAGATTGGACAAACATAAATAGAACACCAAATGAATACTATTTTATGTTTGACACAAGAGACAAAATTCCTAATGAATATTTTGTTGACATACAGGTAAAAATGATGGGTCAAACAAATACATATAAAAAACAAATCCAATTTCAGATCGTAAACAAAAAATAAAAGTATTTATAATAAAAAACTAAAATGGCAAATTTTAATATGGTGATATGTGGTTACCCTTTGATTGAGGTTACTGTAGATTTTGGAGGTATTACCCCAAGTACTGGAGACGTTTATTCAATTCAAGACGAAAACGGTAACACTTTTTGTGCCACTGTGACTAATACAGAACCTGGTGTCCCAAGTTATACAGTACTATTACCATATGATACTTGCGAGGCATGTACTCCTCAGGCTGTGAATCCTGAATATACTTTGTGTGTGAAAGATTGTGATGGTAATGTTGTAGAGTTATTTTTTCCTCATCCTGTTTGGACAAATGAATACGGAACTGCTGTAACTCAACTAAACGCGGTGGCATTGGGCGGACCAAACGGATTAAATAATTAATTATGAATTATAGTAAAATATCACTCTGTGAAAATCCATTAGAAGAAGTGACCGTAGATTTTGGGTCGTTTACAATTATTGATGGATCAATATGGAAAGTTTATGACAACACTGGTAATGTTTTATGTGGTACGGTTAACAACAATCCAGTACTATCCGATCCTACACACTTCGCAATTTCAACTGTAGAGTCTTGTCTTGATTGTTGCCCTACAAGAGAAGTAACCGAAAGCACTGTAATTGTTAGAACATGTGATGATAACATAACAGTATTCAACAAATTAATTTCATAGAAGATGCCAAATTGTTGTCCACAAGTTTATTCAGTACCGACCGTAGCAGGAGAAGACGGGTTCCCCCCTTTTTACACCTCAGTAGTAATAGACGGTGTTACAGTGGCAGGTTCTGGAAACACAACTTTTGTAACCACATTTTTAGAGCCACAACCATATTCACTTTGTGTTGAGCCAAATTTTGATTTTACATACCCTGGCACTCAAGTTATTTTAATGGGCGGATTCAGTCAATCTGGTCTTCCAGTTATTTTTCAACACGACTTGTATTTTAGTTCATATATTACTGAAATCACAATATATGTGGCATGGCAATTTGTACCAGGTTCACAACCAAATTGGTTTACAAATATGGATTTTATATCAAATACAGGTCCTGTTACCGTTAGTCTTTGTGATAATTGTTGTGGGATTTTGAATGGTAACACATTTGTGATGAGTCCAAATTTGAGTAATGTTGACCCTATTTGTGACGCCACTCCAATCGCAGTTGCTAGTTACGTGACAATATCAAGTAATATACCTTTCAATTCACTCTCAATTCAAACAGGTCCTAATTTAGAGGAAAATTGTAATGCAATTGCAATTGCTATTTGTTCATTTGGCGAGTCTGAGGCTGTCAACCCCCCACCATATGAATTATGTGTTCCTGACTGTAGTGGAAACACAGTAACATTACAAGTTCCTTATCCTGTTTATACTAATGAATACGGAACTGCTGTAACTCAACTAAACGCGGTGGCATTGGGCGGACCAAACGGATTAAATAATTAATTATGAGAAACTTAGATTCAATCATTAAAAGAGTTATTAGAGAAACTCAAGAAGAAAAATCATCAAGATATATGTTCTTCTCCAATTTAGAACAAATGAGAAGGCAGTGTGATTTATTATTAGATTTAGATCACGAAATGGTTGAGTCTATTTTAGAAAACGGGCATGATTGGGCTCAAGACCACATTTCGGAAGCAAAAAACAACATGGATCAAGTTTTTGATTTTTTAATGAATGAGTCCAAAAGAGATGGTATGGAACTATCCATGAATATTGATGATGAAGATATGGTCATGATGGAAGGTAGAAAAAAAACAGGTACAAAACTTTGTGCTAGAGGAATTGCCTCTGCAAAAGCAAAATATGACGTGTACCCCAGTGCATATTCAAATGGTCACGCCGTACAAGTTTGTAAAGGAAAAATTAAAGGACTTGACGGAAAACGAAGGTGTTCAGGGGCATTTTGTTAATTTTTTTTACTTTCTTTTTTTTTAATCAATTTATTTATTATATTTGTAGTTAGAAATAAACAACTAACTATGGAAAAATTGATTTTAAGACTCTATAAACGATTCCAAGTACGTCTGCGTAGACTAAGTAGGTTAAAAGCTCTTAAAACTTACGAGGAAGTCGAATTACATGAAAAAACAGCATTCAAAATTTGTGTCAAACTCATTTCCCACAAAGATTCTGATTTCATGATTGCTCCGATGTCTCTCAAACGGTATATCATAAATGAAAGTTTAAATTTGTTTATAGTTTTGGATTTTGGTAGGGTTGAAATTACAAATCACGTTTTCCACTATGATGTCGTATTATCTAAACGAGACAATGAGAGAATTACATATTTATATGATATGGAGGTAGAAAAAAGACGTTTGAATACCGAGAAAATGGTGAAGTCCAACATCAAAAATACTTTGGATAAAGTTTATGAAGAAATAATTTTAAAAATCGAAAAAAGTAATCAAATATGAAAAAAGTAATTTTATCTGTAATTTTAGGTTTGTCTATTGTAAGTTGTAAAACCACTAAAACGTCGTGTGATGCATACGGATCACTACAAAATAAATCCCAAAAAGAACACACAACAAGAAGTTATCCACAAGACGAAACAATTGATCTTTCTAAATTAAGTCGTTTTGAACGAGCATTATACAATACTTGGTCTGAAATGAGTGAAGAAGAAAAAAAATTTTTTGAGTCTTCCTTAATTGGTAATTAAACAAACGGAGCATTATTAAGACCCCAATCTGTAGTTAAAGTCGTTTGGAATTCACTAGATGGTTCATTTTTGGTTATTTTACAATAACTAACTTCTTGGTCCCTTTTGATATTGAAAATTATATTTTTACCTTGCCCTTGTATACTCAATAACCTTTTTAATTTGTCATTGACAGGTTTTACAATGAAACTATAATCATAATCGGTTGTTTCGGGTCCAAATATCTCAAAACTTGGTTGATCCGTTTTCACATCAAATTTTAACATAACGTTTTCTTCGTCATATGTTTCTTGAAAACCACTTCCGTACACATCACCTATTTTATGACCAAGGTCTTGGAATGATGACCCCTGAATTACTTGTGAACTAGTCAAAAGTTTTCCATTTATAGTTTCTTTTGACAATAATTTGATTTTATCAACACCATTGTCTTGATAGATAGTAAAGTTTTGACAAGTCAATGATATAGTTTGATTTGGACTAATTATGGGTGGGTCTTTTTGTTCATTTAAAACTCTCATTACAATTTTTTGAATGTCCGCTTCTGTAAGTGTTATTATTCTACTTATATTTTCATTTGTATTTTTTCTTGGTTTATAACTGGTCATTACTGGTTTTTGACCTTTTCCTGATTGAGTGTCATTTTTTTCGGCCCTTCTTTTTTGTTGACAAGCGGACCTCTTTGCCGAGTCACTCATTTTACCGGCAACACCAGCAGCTCTACATTTTGGGTAAGATCCTTTACTCGTATCACTTCTTCCACAAGGAGGATGTTTTCCATCAACTTTTCTACAGATATCAACCCAAGGTCCTTTTGGTTGAGATGAACCTTTTGGTTTTTTCTTTTTTCCAAACCAAACGGCCAAATCTTCCATTAAAGATTTTTTTTCCAGTTTTCTTGCAATTTCTTTCTTTTTGTTAAATTCTTTATACCACTCAATAGGATTGTCTGTAAGTTCACCATTAGGTTTTACTCTTTTTACTTTTTTTGATGAAACATTATTTGTTGGTACCTCAAAAGAATTTTCCCTTGGCTCCCATCCACCAACTACTTTAGTCACGTTGTTTTTTGTAGTTTTTGTTTTTTGTTGTCTATTTGCGGGATGACTTGAGTCTTCTAAATATGGACCTAATTCTGGTTTAGTCCATTTTCTCATACCTAGTTCTTGCGGGCCACTATATTCTCCTGCCGTCGTTGAAGTGGTTACTTCGTTTATTTTTCTAGATTTTGTTTCAATTGGTACTACTTCTAAATTAAAAGGTGGTTTTTTGATTTTTCCGCTTGGTGTTTGGTTAATAATCCCTCCATCTTCATCAGTAAAAGTTGAGTATGGATGATGTTTTATGTAATCAGTTACTTTTCTAGCCTCCTTTTCTAATTTTTTAATTTGTTTTCTACCTAAATCCCAATGATGATCATAACTATCATATTGAACTAACGGACTTTTGTAGTTGGACACCGGTATATTGAAAGGTCCTAACTGTGATTTGACAAACTCTCTTTCACCTGGTTGTAGTGGTGGTATGTATGCTCCTGCACCACCTACTCTGTCACCTGTGGCTTCGTTAATATTTTTTTTAAAATATTTTACATAATCCTCGATCAAAATATCAGGTCTTAACTCGACCCAACCATCTACAGATTTAATTTTAGAATAATTACTTTCCATATAGAATAACAAACATTATATTATAAATATCTAACTAAATAAAAATGAATAATGAAGAAATAAAAAAGTACGGAAATCTTTTTGGATCTGTAGACCTGTTAACTAAAGAACATTTGGATGTTATATTACAATCAATGAGCTCAGATCAAGCTTTGTTTTTTTTGGTTGAGGCGATTAAATTGGCATATAAAAATAATGTCTATACAATTGGTGAAGTTGAGGTCATATCAAAATCAATTCGTGTTTTAACCGATCCACAAAAAGGTAATGAATAAAAAAAGGTCAGATTTCTCTGACCTTTTTTCTTAATCGGTTTTAATTGATTATCTCAATTCTCTCAAGTCAAATGTTCTAACTCCATCAACTGTGATACGTCCGTAGAAACGGTTGTTAACCATTTTCTTAGCGTAACGTGTCATAATACCTTTGATAGGTGTAAAGTTGAATGGGTTGTACATTGTAGGTGTCAATTGTAGAGGTACATACGGTGCGTAGATGTAACCTGTGTCTAACAATGATGTTCCTTTGTGACCTACCAACACTTGGTTTGGTGGGAAGTAAGGATCACGATAAACTTGGTAACGTCCTGATAACGTACCTACTCTTTCGATACCCATGTTGTATTGATCTTGCTCAGGAGCCGCGTTAGATACGTGGAAGTATTCTAAGTCGTCAAAAATAGCTGAAATCTCAGAAGATACAACGATCCAGTTAGCACCACCTCTCAAAGTAGATTTGTGGATTTGTGCTGACAATTGGTTGATTGCTGTAATCAAAGTTTGGTTCCAGTCTTTTTGAGTGTAAGAAGTGGTATCACCAATTCTTCTCCATCCGTTGTAATCCCAACGTAAGTTCCAAGCCGCACCTTTACGTAAGTCACGTAAAATTTCACGGTCGATCTCAGCTGCCACTTGTTCTGACAACAATGCTGTCAATTCAGCCTCAGCGTCGATGTTATGGAATGCCGCAACGTCTTGAGCTAATTCAGGAGACCATTGTGCTCTTAGTTTTCTTTCTGTAACAGATACAGTTACTGACTCAAGGTCAAAAGAAACCTCACCAATTTTGTCTTCGAATTCCATTTCTTCGTAACGTCTCCAAGTTGCTTGGAATGATGTACCTGAAGTAAGGGCTGTAAGAGTTACACCTGTGTAACCATCTAATGAAGTATCACCACAGTCAGGACATGCTGGACAAGAAAGGTCTACTTCAAGATAGATACAACCTTGTGAGTCACAAATATCCCAATAGTTTCCACCGTTTCCTGTGTTGTTATTATAAGTCGCAGGGTAAGTCAAGTTATTGAAGTTGGTTTGTGTTTGTTGTCCGTATTGAACGATACCTTTACCGTAGATTTGAGTCACAACTCTGAAAAGAAGTGGTCCAGAACCTACAGGACATGGTGAATTAGGGGCTTGTACAAAACCTGCAAATTTTGTGATAACTAAGTCAGAAAGGAAAGATTCTGTGTCCATTTCTTGACCGTCAGGTCCGATAAGTTTACCAGCACCTGTAGAAGTAAATCCACAAAGTTTCATTAAGATTTTTCTTACGTTTGGTCCTACATATACAGGATCATCATCAAGAGCGTCAACTAACTCTCCGTTTACCCATTTTTGTACTGAAGTTTCAGTAGTACAAGCCGTCCATCTACCTTTTGAGTAGTCGAATAATCCTGGAGGATCTAAAGCCGCTTCATTACCTTCGTAGAATAAATCGTAAAGATTTTTTCCGTAAGGGTAATTAGGTGAAGGTGCTCCTGGATAACCTGAGTTAGGTGTTTGATTAGCAGCCGCATTGGGTGCTCCGTAAGGTGCGTAGTGTTCTCCACCACCATCATTTTGTACGTCGTTAGCGTATCCTTGGATACGTGGTACGAAGTAGAACAATTTACCGATTGGTAAGTTCATTGCTTGTACAGAAACGATATCGTTAGCCAACAATTTAGAGAATACACGTCTTACGATCGGGAAAACAACTGTTTCGAACGCTCCGTTTGAAGATCCGTCAGAAGTTGCTTCGTTGATTAAGTAAGAAGCTTGGTTCTCATATAATTGAGCCACGTTTTCTTTCAAGTGACCTCTTAGACCATCTAAAAAGCCTAATCTGTCCCATTTGTTAATAGTGTCTTCTTTGATAACTTTAAGGTGCTTAAGACCGATGTTACCAACAAGACCTGATTCTAATAATGCTCCCATTTTTTTGTTTTTTTCTTTTTATTGTTTATTTTAGTTTTGACATAAGATCCTTCATTCTCATAAATTGAGGATTCTCATAAGTCTTAGATTCGATTAGATTTGTAGAGGATCCTGTTGATGGAGTTTTAACTACGTTTCTTTCGAACGATTCTTTAATTGTTGTTTCGCTACCTTTTGAAGTAGATCCTAATTCGTCTTTGATAGTTCTGTATAAATTTTTAGATTCTTTCAAAGTTTCAACAGAATCAAATCTTCTAAGGATATTGATTTTTTCTTGTTTAGTTGTTGAGTGTTCTGTAAAAAGTCTTGTTGCGTAAGCCAAGTTAGAATTGAATACCGCAACTTCGTTAAGTTTATTTCTGAAAACATCAAGAGCCTTTTTGTACTCATCATTTTTTTCTCTTAACAAACTAACTTCTCTGTCTACTGATTCTTTTCTTAAATGTGCTGGTGCTGCTTTTGGTTTTGGTAAACCTGGTTTTCCCCAATATCTACCAGCCCCTAAAGTTCTTGACGCTTCTTTAGTTTCTACCTTTTTAACACTTCTTTTAGGTTTTTTTTCTGAGTAACCGTCCATGTTCACTTCTTCATCGTATTCGAATTTGGCTTTGCCAGTTCCTTTAGCTTTTACACTATCATTACCAAAAGCAGATTTTTGTTTTTTGGTTGGATAGTCTGTTGTCTTACCATACTTGAATTTAGGTCCACTTCCGATTCCCACACCTTTAGGTTTTGCAGATTTTTTGATAGCTTCCATGATCGCATCATCCAATGAAGTAAAATCATCATCATCATCATCATCTTCCTCTGGATAATTGAAGTCGTCTTCGTCAGACATACCTTCCATTGTTTCATCAAAAGAAAATTGAGAATCTTCATCATCATCTTCATCATCTTCATCATCTTCATCAGAAAATTCGATTTCGTATGTTCTTTCATCGTCTTCACTCATTTCAGTATTTTGTTTCTGATTATGTTTAGCTCCTCTAAATTCATCAACCGATGCGTTTTCTAAAAAATATTCATTTTCATCGTCATCATCGTCATCATCATCGTCGAACATGTTAAAGTCATCTCCATCATCGTCATCATCAGATCCAACTTCAATTTCGTAAATTTTTTTTGAATCATTTTCAAATGAAGAATCTTCACCTATTTCTTCTGAGTCTAACTCTTTGAATTTGTCCATGAAGGACATTTCTTCACCTTCTGCTAATTTGATCATGTATTCGTTATCACCATCTTTTATGTTTATCATATCATCTTCTTTTTGTACGATTATACCGTCATCCGGTCCCATAGCCTTGAAAACTCTTAAGACCTCAGAATCTGGCGCTTTTGTCATATTAATTACTTCTTCATCATCAATGTCACCCTCATCACCCATTTGTAAATTTGCTGACACATCTTCTAATGAATCTTCGTCATCTAACATTTCATCATCACCTTCCTCTCCTGTACTGATTGTTTCGTCACCTGAAACTGTTTCAACCTCATCGTCATCTTGTTCGTTCAGAGATTCTTTTACCAATTGCTTGATTTCTTCTTTCATTGTAGAATGAAGTATTCCTTTTGCATTTTCTTGAATAGCCTCTTCCAAATTTTTAATTTGAAACAAAGCATCTTCAACTACGTTTTTGTTTTTTTGCATTCTTTTTCTATTAGGTTTTCAAATAAATATTAAGTTTTTTAAAAAAAGTTATTATTTTACCCCTCTCAACAAAAAAAAAATTAAAAGGCATAAAAAAAGGGACAACTATTTGTCCCCTATTTTTAAATTAACCAATAAAAATATTACTCAATTACCTCATCAATTTTTGATTCAATAATTGCCGTGATTCTCCAATCCATTGAGTAATTTTCAAAAACTTTAGTTACTTTGGCTTCAACATCTGTTGGTGAATAACCTATAACTAATTTTTCTTCTCTCTTTTTTTTTATCTTTCCTGACTCACTATCTACCATGTCAGTACTAATTTTTGCTATAAAATACTTTTCATCCATTTTTTTATTATTTATCTAAATAATCGGTCAATCTTTTCATTAAGTCAAGAGATGCATTTCCAGTTTCACCAACATGACGCTCAACTTGTCTTTGTTTTTCTTCATCGAGGTTTTCTTCAAAGTTAACACGGTCCGCAGGATCCAAAAACAAATAAGCCCCTGGTGTAGATGGTGATGATACCAAGTCAAAACAAATTAATTCAAAATCATCCTGAACTTCATTTTGTTCGCCGACTTTTTTAAGAGATCCGACGCCACGAGAAGAAATACCTAATGTAACTCCTTGACGTAGGTAGTTTGCTGCCAAGTCACCTTTTGTTGATACAATACCTCTTTCATGAAACCCAGGTGATGTAAGTAATTTTAATTTACCTAATAATACAGGTCCTTCCCACCAAATATCTGTAATTGCGTGTGATACACGATCTAGATCTATAAGAGAAGACTCAGGGTGATTTAACTCAGAAAGAGCAGTTCCTTTTTGAATCATTTTCTTATAATTTTCAGCCTCTCGTTTTAATATCTTTTCAGGATATATTCTTCCATTTCTATTTGGTACATCGTATTTTTGAAGTACCGCATAAAATTCAAATGGTTTCGAATGGTCTAACATATCTCGATTTTCTCTAATCATCGATAAGTTTCTTCTTTCATTTGGATCTATGTATCCTGCGTCGTACTCAACAAGAATTCCACGACCTGTATCTCTTGGTCCTAATATTTTTAAATCGATCATCTAATATTTTATTTATAAATACTAAACAGTTTCAGTTTGTTTTTTTATTAGTTTAAGATTTCCATTTTTAGTAAGGTAAAATTTAAAGTATTCATTTTTTGAGAAAACGTCCCCATAAATCTCTTTTATCAAATTTTTTACAACTTTTTTTAATTTTGTAGATTTGAAATCCATGGGTTCTGTGAGATATAAATTTATTTCTAAATTCATAAAGGATTTCTTTTTTAATTGTAGACCACTTGTTCTTAGGTCCAAATCGACAATAAATTTGTCGTCGAATAAATCTTTGTTTAAATTTTCGTAAACAGAATGTTTAACATTTCTTGTCATGTTCAAAACTACTCGATTCCAATTTTCTATTTCTTCTTTTGGTTCTACCCATGTTTGTAAATTTAAATAAATTGATTTTAATGTTTGTGAATCTATAGTCCCATAAAGTGACTTAAATGTACGAAATCCATTGATTTTGCAAGTTTTTCCTTTTTTCATGTAATTTTTTCATACTTCATAGGTTTATTTTTAGTAATTTTAATCAATTATTATATTTATATCAACCAATCAAAATTATGTTAGTAGTAAAAGTAGACAATAAAGGAAATATTGAACGAGCTCTCAAGGAGTTGAAGGGAAAAGTTATAAGAACAAAACAAAGTAAGATTTTGTTTGAGAGAAAAGAATTTGAAAAGAAATCTGTTAAAAAAAGAAAGGTTCTTCAAAAAGCCATTCACATCCAAAAATACAAAAACAATATTTAAAGACCTTCAGACAAAGTTTTGAGTTTGAAGTAGTTTAACTCATCGCAATTTTCGTTCATTAATTTATTAACAACCTCATCAATTGTTCTTTTTGTTTCTAAATCGCTTGATTCTTTTTGTTTCTCTAATTTTTCCAAAACAAGTTGTTTTGTGTTATTATATTGTTCTACCAATTTTTCTTTCGGTGTATTTAAAATTTTTAAAATTTCTTTTTGTTCGCCTTCATTCAAATTGGAAAGATAAGATTTAATTGTTTTATTTGCAACACTTGCCATAGATTTTAAAGGGACGTTGATAACCTCAATATTTCTTTTGATTTCTTCTGTCTTTAAGTTTTCAACTATAATTCTTTTACTTTTTATTTTTGATTCTAAGTTCAACAAACCAACTAAAAATAAGTCATCGATATTTGAATATTCGTTATTTGTTTTGATATGACCAACCCATGAAGAAAGTTCTTTTAAATCATTTTTAGAAATTTTATTTATTGTGTTTTCATAAATTGTTATTGATTGGTTTACAAATTCATTTGCAACTTCTTCGTTTAATCCTTTTTTTGAAGACAACTCATCGTATAAATAAAATAATTTTGAAACATTTTTATTTTTTAATACCAACTCTTTGAATACAAAGAGATCTTTTTTAACTGAATTCTTAGAATAAGACTCAGTTAGACATTTTTCAATTTTAGATTTTAATTCACCAAATTTCATTTTTTCGTTTTTTTAATAAATATAGATTGTTTCGAATTAGTCACCCAAAAGTTTTGATAATTGTTCATCTAGATCCCCAAAAGATTGAGTTCCCTTTTCAAAATCCCAAAATTCTTCTTCTTTTGATTCTGTTAAAATTTTAAGATTCTTATTTACCTCTACATTCTCAGGGATTGGTGGTCCTGGTGCAGGTTCAGGAGCTGGTCCTGGAGGTGGTGGAGGGGCTCCTCCTCCTTCTTCAGGTGCTTCACCACCTTCAGCCGGTTTAGTGTCTCCCGTAATTGTTCCGTACAATTTATCAACATTATCAAATAAACCTGTGTGAGTAATGATTGTGGCCGTGTTGTCTAATTCGGCAGAAACCGCTCTTTCCATTCGTATTTGTTGTACATCAACTTTAATTTCTTCATCAGAGAAACCAAATATATGTTTTTTAGCCCAGGTTGCGGAGGTTGCTTGTATGGATTTTGGAACTTCGGCAACTAAATCTTTGTATAATAAAACCTTTTCTTTCCAAACATCAATCATCAATAGATCTGCTTGTTTTGATGGGTTGTTAAGTAATAAAGTAAAGTTTTCTAACTCATCTTCGAACCCCATTAAAAATAAGTGAATAATTGCAATTTTGTTCATTTCTGCAATTACACTTTTTTGGATTTTGTTGATTGTTCTTGCAAACCTAATATCTAACAAAGATAAGTTTTTACCATCACCCACAGGTTCTTCGAACCCTAAATAAGCCTTCGGTATTCTAAGTGCGGTTACAAGTTTCTTTTGGATATATTCAATATCGGCAATTTCTGATAAGTTTGTACCACCTGGAAGTGTTGTAATTGGGTCAGGTGCTGCTTGGTCACGTACAGGAACAAAATAATCTTGATCAACGGCCATTTGGTTAAATCTTAAATCTACATTTCCTGTTTTATTATCAACGATTTGTTCTCTTTTAAATTTGTTAGCAACTCTTTGTACGTATGCCTCCACATCTTTGTCGTCCATGTTTCCAACATAAACTTTAAATATTCTTCTTTCAGGAGCCCTTGATGTACGATAAATTAACATCGCATCTTCAGCCAAAACTAATTGTTTCCATATACGACGTGCTTTCTCTAACATCGAGGTTCCGTAAGGTAATTTTCTATCATCACCTAAAAGTCTGAAATGTGCAACCTCCCAAGTGTTAAATTCTGAATTTTTTTCTTTCCAAGAAAATTTTAAAGATTTTTGTTTAATGTTTGGAACCGCAGAGAAAGTTCTTGTTTCCATACCTCTTTCCACCCTTTCTATCTCAATGTTTGGTAGTTGTAAACAACCTATAACACCTCTTTCTTGATCTAATTTTAAGTACACAAAGTTATCACCATATTTACACATGTTTCTAATCCACATGGGTAAATTTGTATTGATATCCAACCTATTAAGAAAGAGGTCTACTAATATTGATTTTATTCTTTTTGATTCTGAATAAACTTGTAACACATAACCATCTTGATTTGGTGTTGTAGATTCTTCAGCATATATGTCCAATGCGGTTGAGATTTCAGGGGTATTATGTGAAAAGATCGAGTCCGTTGCAAAATTTTTATATCCAGGAACCGTTAAGTCATAAACAGGAACAATACCATGAGGTTCAATTGACACTATTTTGTGGTTTAAATTAATTACATCATTTTTTGCCCTCGCGGTTGAGTATGGTGATTTTTGAATTCCATATGCGGTTAAAAAAGTGTTCCAATCTTGATACCCGTTCGAAACAACATCTCTTTGTAGTTTTCGGTAAGAAACATTTAATTCTTTGGCGGTCCCTTTCAAAGTTTTTATTTTTCTTGCGGTTTCGATGATATTATCCCAACCAATTTTTAAAAAAGCAGGGTTTTTATCTCCAATTCGTCTTCCACCCCACACTAGTTTTCCTTTTCTTTTTGCAACCTCTGACATTTTTTTTCTATAATCAGGATTTGACCATAATTTTTCATTATTTATTTTAGCATGATATGATCTGTGTTCTGATATTTTCATTATTTGTAAATTCTCAGGTAAATTATTTTTACCATCAAAATTTACATGATGAACTTCCTCATCATCATTTACATTAACATCGTAAAACCACTCCGCAATTAAGTTGTGTTCTGAAATCCATCCATTATGTCCTTCTTTTGAATTACAAGTGTAAACCCAATTATATTTTTGATTATTATAAAAAGATTTACGATAAAACGGCATCATTGAGTCACCTGATTTTAGATTCATGACTCTCTCAAACGAACCATCCCTTTTCATAAATTGGTGTTCCCAAGTTGCAATGATAAAACTTTCATCATCAAATGTGATTTTATATGTCATTTCATCTCGAGTATAATGAGCGTTTCTTGCCATCGCAGGCACTACTTTTTTAAGATTGTGATCGTAGGCGTAAGTTATAAACTCATAATCTTTGCCCCTTTCGGATAACTCTTTAATTGTTACAAAACCATTTGGAGTTGCAATTTTTGTGTCTCCCGCCAAACAATATTCCATCGATTCGTAATCATAAAATGCCGCCAATCTTGTTGGTTCATAATAGACCGCCTGAGTGTATAGATTATTTTCAATTTTACCCCACTGATTACTGAGAAATAAAGATTGTTGTTGTTGGAGTTTTGCTTTGTCGTACTCTTGTTTACTTGTTGTTTTAAGTAGCTCTTTTTTGTCTAACTTGTAGGATGGTTGTCCCATCCCCAACAAAGAGTTAGGTCCAAAAGTTTGGGATAACCTTTGCCAAACAGTTAGATTTTGATTATTATTTTCCATTTTAAAAGTTTAACTATAGATATAAATATTTCAATAGTTCAAACGAAATCATGTGCAGACCTCAATATTTTTTACCAAACCATCCTCACCCACTTGATATACCATTTCACCGTCCGAAACCCAATATCCTTCAGGTATTGGATCTGTGAAGTCAGGGTCATTGTATAATCTTGTTGTATACTCTAATGTTAATCCTGTTGGGTTCAAAAATATTGTAGTTCTATCAGACGGATTTGACCAATTCTCACAAGCAATGTTTTGTTGGATTGCCGTTGTACCAGGAAAACTTGATATTGGTGTCATTGGTTGAAACCTAACTGTATTACAACTTGGATCGGTAGAAGCTCCTGCTTTAAATGAGGGTAATTGACTCAAAGGTATTGTTTGTACATATGTTCTTTGGTAAGGCGGATTAATCGAAATTGAATATAATTCACCGTTGTAAAAGTCGATAACATAAATTTTTGAGTTTCTTTCGAAAATACCGTCAGGTAGGTCAATTTGTGGTGATAAAGATGTTTCCATTTCGATAGGTCCGTTTGGATAACTATATTGAGTAATGTAATATTTTGGATAAAACCCAACTTGAGGAAACAAAACAGTCGTAAATATTACTTTAGCACCTGAATTATTTGTTGCGGGTACGTACATAAGGTCTCCATATAGTCGCCTGTTTGATGGTAGTGAAAATAAATTTGTTTCATTCGCAATACTTCCTGATATGTTAATTCGTTTTACGTATGGGTGACTATATGATAGTAACACATTTGGTATTGTAGTTGCACATAATCCTTTATAAATTCCTGTTGTGTCAATGTATCTATTAAATACCGCACTGAAAGGACACAAAGTTATACCATATTCAAAAATTCTGTTGGGAGGATCCGTCTCAAATAACCACAAATTTTTTGTGTTATTTGCAATGTCACCCGATGATATTGGCAAAGGACCTGTTATATCTTGGTTTATGTTGAATATTGTGTTAGCTGTTAAATTGTAACTGTAGACTAAACTTGGTATGTTTTCTAAACCTGATTTGTTTGCGTTAATAAAAACGTTACATTTACCAATACAAGGTGGGTTTGTATTCAAATCGCACAACCAAATAGAAGTCCCAAGACAATATTGAGCACTTTGACCTGAAATAGTCAAAGTTGTAAAATTATTAACACTAGAAAATTCAAAATATCCATCACTAGCCGGCCCATTTATATTTGTATAAGGAATATTTGTACCACACTGTTGACTATTTACATATGCCGAAGTTATTTGGTTGTTATTAACAACATAACAACATGAGTCACAAGTAAGAATTTGTAGGTTATTATTGTTAGTAGTGAATGTAAAACTTTCCTGACAAGTTGCCCCTATAGCGCCATTACAATATAACGGGTTTGTACAAAAGTTACTTCCGTAAAGATGTAGTTTAACATTATTCACGGGTATTGAGAATATTAATGTGTAAACCCATGAGTTATTTGGTATATTTGAGTTTCCTCCTGCAATTGTAGGTGGTTGATTTTGATTTATATTCGATAAACAACTACCCAAAACACCATTATAATAAATAGATAGGTCACCAGAACCAATCGCACTTATAGTAACCCCATTATAAACTATAGATTGTCCTGGAAAAGGTAATGACAAATCTGTTAAGCAACATGGGTTATAAGGAGTTTTAATTGGATCAACTTTTTGTTCAACACCAGGCCCCAAATTTTCGTTCTTCGATCCTTTTTTATATTCAAAAGAGTTTGGGAATACTTTAACGCCAGTTGTTATCTGACCTGGTACAATTAATCTTGAACCGTCAGAAATTCTTCCAGATCTTCTTCGAAAACTTAAACCCATACATATAATTATCTTCTTGTTCCAAATAGCCAACCATATTTCATATAATCGTCTTTGGAAGGTCCATTATTATTATTTCTGAATCTGTCATTCATCATATTTGCATTTGGCATTGTAGGATTGAATTGTAATTGTTGTGTGAGTTGTTCATTTGATGCGACGTTCCAAGATTCTATCATTACTTTTGTGTGTTCTGTTGCCTTTTGTAATTTAGAAAAAGAAGATTCCCCAACGTAAATTGCCATAGCAATTCCCATTATTAAGTCATCATGTTGTCCTTTTTGGTGATCAGGTCTTCCATTTACATACACAAAAGTATTCATCTCATTATAAAGTCTAACACTTTTCAATTTAAACTTATGTCTAACGGCCTCCTCTAACGCGGCAATAATTTGAACTCTTTTTGAATTAAAGTTTATACCAGGAATTTTATCCATTGCTTTTGGGTTATACGACCAAATACTTGTTGTGTCAACACCGTCAATATACAAATTTTTGTAGCCCAATTCTTGTAATTTTCTAACGGTCGTGATTCCCATACCACCTGTAATATCGACAACAATAAATGAGTTGTACATTACTGCCCATTTATAAGCGATTTCTGCTAAAGCATCAGGAGGTATTTTTCCAACATACTCAAAAACTTGTTCTCTTTCGTCAAAATCTATAATTTGTATTGATGAAAAGTCTTCACTATCACCTCTCGATACGTCGACCCCCATAACATATTTATGACCTTCAACAGGCTCTTTCCAAATCCATAAAGAGTTTCCCATCATTTTACCTGTTGGTTCACTCAACAAATTATTTTTGATGTATTCTAAATCTTTATTATCAAATACGTTATCCCCTGAACCTAAAAATTCACAATTTAACTCTTGGTTAATTTTTCTTTTATCATACTTGAGTTTTTTAACCATTTTTTCGTACCAAGTAGAACAAGGTTTGAAACCTTTGTCAAAATAAGATTGTAATTCAGAATAATCCCTTTCATATGGATCAACATGCCCAAAAGATATGTTTACAGATTCGTCAAAATCCTCTCTATTAATTAAGTAATGAACTAAATCATCTGTAGGTACAAGATATAGATCTTTTGAATATCTTGGATCTCTATACCAATACATTTCTGAAATTTTAAATTGATTCATTCCTTTCAAAGCTTGATCGTAAATTTCATAATAAATTTGGTCATAACCATTTGGTGTTGAGATTACAATTACTTTACCCCCAGTAGATAGAGAGGCCATACAAGCAGCCCAAAAGTCATTATCGGCCTCGATAAACGCAGCCTCATCAAAAACAAGAATTGTTGGTGTAAAACCACGTAGAGCATCTTTAGAGGTTGCAACCGCCTTTACCTCGGAACCATTATTCAACTTATAATGTCTTTGTGAATTTTTTTCAGGTGCAAAACCAGCACCAACCCACGTAGGCCATTGATCAATAAAGGCCCTGATTTTGTTTGCCATTTCTTGAGATGTATCAAGTTTGTTGGCGATAATTAGAATTTTTTCGGGTTGTGTTTTTTTAGCAAAAACTAATTTTTTGGAAATCCAAGCGGCCGTTACAGTTGAGACTCCTGCTTGTCTATATTTTAAAGCGATGTTTTCCTCGTGTTCTTCATAATCGTGTAGTAATGAGACTTGATCTGGAAATAATTCTAAAGGTACATATTTGGATACCGTGTTATCGTATGTTTGGAGGTATGTTCTAAGAGCATATGGAGTGTCTTTAAGACATCTCACATACTCGACCATTACTTGTTCTTTGGACAGAGCCATAAATGTTATTTTTTAGATTTACCAATAGAAAAAATTTTACCTATTGGTAATTCCATCGGTGCTTCATCTGAAAACATAGTAACTTTTTTTGGTTTACGAATAATAAAAGATTCGTCTTTTTCTTTTTTTGTTTTTCGAATTGCCTCAATCAGATCTTTTTTTGTCATGTGTGCGTCAACATGATCTTCTAAAATTTCTATTATTGTGTTTTCCACAAAACTTTGTAAATCCTCATTTGTTTTCTTCTTCTTTTTATAATCTACCGTTTTTTCGGGGTGTTTTTTCTCGGGCATATCTTTGTATTGTTTTTTAGAGGTTGAGTCCGAGAACTCTTTTGCCATTTTACACCACTTACAATTTTTAGATAAACACTTATTACAACGAGCCCAAAATAAACCTTGTTGTGCCTTTGACTCGAACTTTTCATTAATTTCAGACTCCGCCATACCCATCATTGATCGATTATTTCCTGAATCATCGTCCATACCATCATCCGCCATGTCATTAGCGTCGTGAGGCGCCTCTTGCCCTGTGTAAGCTTGTGTTGCAATTTTACCTAAAGCATTTGATGTTGTTACATTATCAGTTTTGTCTTCAGTAACTTCACCTTCTTTGGTCATTACAGTAACTTCTCCTGTTGCTTGGTCATACTTAACATTACCGTCTTTAACATCAACACCGGTTGCAGCCAAATCAGTTAAGTTTCCTTTCAAAACAGTTTGTGAAGGTATTGTTGATTTTTGAAATGCTTCTTTTTCCTCTTCTTTTTTCATTTTTTTAAATTTTTCAAAAAGAAGATTAATTTTTGATTCGGTTAATGTAGATAAGGTATCTTTACTTAAACCGTTGTCTAATAAAAATTTTATTTTAGTTTTCATACACCACTTCTTTTTCAAATTGTAACACGATATCTCTTTCGTATAATTTATTTTTTACATTCTCTTCAGTCTCTCCAAATTGAAAGACCAATCTTTTTATCAAAGAAAAATCTTTATCATCACTTTCTTTCTCCCACCCTAAGGCCAAAACGCCATCCATTGAATCAATGACTGAAAAAACATCAGAGTTTTGTACCAAATCAAAAGCAATTTCTTCATTTATTAATGTTCCAACTTTTTTTATGTATTCCATATCTGGCGGTAATGGATAACCGTTTGCGGGTTTAGACTCCCAATTTTCACCAAAAACCTCCAAGGTTTCAGAAAAAATAAATTCATAAATGTTGTCACCCTTATAATTTGGTCCCATACCATTTATGTAAATTAAATAATTCATAGTATTGTTCCCGACTTTGTTATTCTAACTTCTTTATTACCGTCTTTGAAAATTAAGTTGCCTTTTGTTGTTTTACCCATGTATGTTGAATTTGGGGCCTTTTTCAAGAAATTTTTCAAAGTGTTCATTTGGAATTTGGACTCAACTAAGTTAGAATATTTTTGGTTTACCTCATTATCGTTTACCTGAAAATAGCTTATTAAAATTTTGTCAATTTTTGACTCATTAAAGGTCCCTCGATTGAAATGGTAGTGTGAATTGGAAGGCCTTCTTTTCATTGCTCTTCTAATTTTAAAATCCTCAGTATCCGACTCATCATCATATAATGAAATATTTGAATGGTCTTTATTTCTTTTTTCATTAAACTTCATAAAATCTTTTTCAGTGTTATCTACACCAAACTCATCTTCTTCTTTTAATTTACTAGATAACATCGAGGTTACCGCACCTTTTAAGTAATCATGAACTGATTTTCCATAATTACTATATTCCTCATCCATTTCACCACCATCATTAACAACTTCTTCTTCATCAGACACATCTTGACTTACTTCTTCTTCATCACCCTCCAATTTGGAAATTATTTGTTCAATATCATCTTCATCCAATGCCTCAACTTTAATTGCCGACAAAATTGAGTTTATAATATATTTAATGTCTTTAGGAGACAAATCATCACTTTCTTCAAATGTTCTGATTTTTTGAGCTAATTTGCCAACCAAAATTTGAATCCTTTTTAAGTCAGACATCTTTCTTGTTTTACCTTCACCACCCATTGAGTCTTCATCACTTGATGGTTCAGGCATTTCACCCCCCATATCTGAAGGTGCTGGTGGCATTTCACCCCCCATATCCGATCCCATATCCGAAGGTGCTGGTGGCATCCCACCCCCCATATCCGATCCCATATCCGAAGGTGCTGGTGGCATCTCACCCCCCATATCCGATCCCATATCTGAAGGTGCAGGAGGAATTCCTCCACCCATGTCAGCAGTTGGTGGTGGTAATTCAGATCCTGTATCCGTAGGTGGTGGTGGTAATTCAGACCCCGCATCTGGTGTTGTCGAGGTACTAGAAGTTGGTTCAGCGATTGGTGCCGGTGCGTCAGACGTATTGGTCGCTTTCTTTTTAGTATTTTTTAATATAAACTTTTTTTTTTGCTCACCAATTAGTGAGATACCTTCTTGATTTCCGTTTAGTTCATTTAACTCTTTGGCCATTAAATTCATTCGTTTAAGGGCTTGAGAATAGGATTGAAAATATTTTCTCTCTCGGATCGGCTCAATGTATTCACTTTCAGATTCATTGATTGTTGCCTTTATGATATATCCTTGTCTTTCTCTAACAATTTCATATGTGTTACCGTCGGCCAAAGTAATGTTATACTCTGATTTCGCAGTTTCATTTACAGATTGAGGAATGTTTTCATTAAATCTGGCAATTTCCATGATTCTTTTTATTTTATCCATTCCTTGAAGTTTCTCACTACCTATAGGTCTTATTCCTGACATAGTTATAAATTTTTAAAAAATTATTTTTTCTTAATAAATATATCGATAAATACAATTATTTTTGTTTCTATTGATTTATTGTTTCATAGAGAGTTTTTTGTCTATAATTTCAGTGGGAACATCGTATAGTTTTTCGATGTATCCGTTTCTTCTAAGTAATTTAAAAACTAAATTTTCCAAAGACATTTCACCATCTTTTTCCAAACCACAGTTTCTAAACTTCTTAAGTTTTTCTTTATATTTTTTTACCAAAGATTTAATTTCGTCAGGATTTTCATCTTCTATGTTGTCTACAACACCATCAATTATTCTCATCCATTGTGACGCTTTGTCTTTTAATAATTCTTTATCAATATTATTCACACCAAGTTTTTTTGGTTCATTCATCCACATATCATAAAGAATAGAATAGATGCCACTACTAAAAGTTGTTTCATCTTCTTTCTGTACAAAACACTCAACATCATACCCAAACATTGTAATATTATGTTTTTGATTAAAAACTACTTTTTTTAGATCAAAGAATTCAAGATACAAATCCTTTGAGTTTTCGGGAAATTGATTAAAATTAACAACTACGTGTAAATCAATATCAGAATATTTTGACCAGTTGTAATTAACTAAAGAACCAATCATAATAATATCAGTGATTATTAAATCAACCCCTAATGAATCGATAAAAAGGTTGGCAACTTCCAAAAGTCTTTCTCTAATGTCAGGTCTCATCATATATGACTTACCATCTTTTTGCCAAATTTTTAAATTGAGTTCGTCCTGAGATTTAAAACTTTTAATGATATTGGTATTATCCATACTAATAAATACCTACCAATTATAGTTTCGTGTATTTATGAGCTTTTGAAATGTTGGTATTAAAGAAATTACCTTGTGATTGTGCCATTCTGAATTGAGTATACTTTTGATGTGGTACGTCGTCATACTCATATTTTACTCCATTTTTAAACTCGGCAATCATTTTTTTTGTTAATGTATCGTACTGTGTTCTAACAATATTTGACGACTGTACCTCATTCAATATCGTCGTACCACTTATTATTTCGCTCGTTATAGCCATTTGATTTTTTTAATGGGGTTATGTCATCTATGTGACTAAGTTTTTTTATAATATAATTGCTAACTTCTTGTGCGTCAACATCAAAACCATAATCTCTTATTGTTCGGTCTGTTTCTCGAACCAATTGTTGGAATTTTGAATGTAAAAACATCAAGTCATTTGGATAATATGGTGGTCTTTCGATATCTTTTTGCGTCCAACCTTCTCTTTGAAAGATTTTTCTGATTTCAAAATAAACCTGTTCTAATTCTTCGGTAAGTTGTAAATCGTTAACAAATAGTTTCCAAACTTTCATATCAATAAATATAGAGATTTTGAATTGATTGTAACAATGGACTTTTGGTAAATTTATTGTTAGTTTTAAAAAAAATAATAGATATGTTAGATTTCGTAGATGATAGTGATAAGAACAAAAAGAAAAGTGAATCAGGAACTCCTGTTTTAGACAATTTCAGTAAAGATTTAAATAAACTTGCTGAACAAGGAAAATTGGATCCTGTTGTAGGAAGAAAAAAAGAAATAATTAGAATTGCCCAAATACTTTCTCGTCGTAAGAAAAATAACCCAATTATAATTGGTGAACCAGGTTGTGGAAAAACAGCAATTGTTGAGGGTCTTGCCATGATGATTCACGATGGTGAATGCCCAAAAAACCTTATGGATAAAAGAATATTGAATTTAGATATCAATGCTTTAGTCGCAGGTACAAAATACAGAGGTCAATTTGAAGAAAGGATGAAGGTTATAATAGAGGAAATCCAAGGAAATCCAAATATAATAATATTCATAGACGAAATTCACACAATGGTTGGAGCAGGAAATAGCTCAGGTTCATTAGATGCGTCTAATATATTTAAACCGGCACTGTCTCGAGGTGAAATTCAATGTATAGGCGCGACGACATTAGACGAATACAGAAAAAGTTTCGAAAAAGACGGAGCTCTCGAAAGAAGATTTCAGAAAATAATTGTTGACCCTTCTACAAAAGATGAGACTTTGGAAATACTCAAACAAAGTAAATTGAAGTATGAAGAACATCACAAGGTAACTTACGACGACAATACATTAAAATTGTTTGTTGAATTGGCAGATCGATATGTTACAGATCGTGAATTCCCTGATAAAGCCTTTGACATTTTAGATGAAGTAGGATCAAGAATGCAAATTGACATTAAATTACCACAAGTAATCGAAGACCTAAAATCTGAAATTTCAGAAATCAAACGTCAAAAAATTGAAGTTATCAAAAAACAAAACTATGAACAGGCGGCGGAATTAAGGGATAAGGAAAGAGCGGTTTTGGCAAAATTAGAAGAAGAAAAAAAGAAATTTGAACAATTTTTAACAAGTAGTAAAAGACCCATCCCTGAAGATTTGGTTTACGAAGTTGTATCAAACATGACAAAAATACCAGTGTCTAAAATAAATGTTGACGAGAAAAAATCACTAATAAATTTAGCAGGCAACCTAAACTCTAAAGTTATTGGACAAAAAGATGCTGTTGAAAAAATTTCTAAATCTATAAGAAGAAATAGAATTGGGATAAAGGATCCGAATAGACCGATTGGTTCTTTTATTTTTCTTGGTTCTACTGGTGTTGGTAAAACTTTTTTAGCAAAACAATTAGCAAAAGAAATTTTTGGTAGTGAAGATAGCTTAATCAGAGTAGATATGAGTGAGTACCAAGAAAAACACACAATCTCAAGATTGATTGGTTCACCTCCAGGATATGTTGGTCACGATGAGGGTGGTCAATTAACCGAACAAGTAAAAAATAAACCATACTCTGTTATTTTGTTTGATGAGATCGAAAAGGCTCATAAAGACATTTTTTCTACCCTTCTTCAAATGTTGGATGATGGGCATTTGACAGATTCTTTAGGTCGAAAAATAAACTTCAAGAACTGTTTAATCATTATGACATCAAATATTGGTGTTAGAAAATTACAAGACTTCGGTACTGGAGTTGGGTTCAAAAGTAATGCAAGTTCTGCGGTAGCAGAAGAACAAAAACGAGATGTTTTAAAGAAAGAATTGAGTAAGTTTTTTGCACCAGAATTTTTGAACAGAATTGATGATGTTGTAATATTCAACTCGCTCCATAAAGAAAACATCGATTTAATTACAAAATTAGAATTAGATATTTTATTAAAACGTGTCAAAGAAAAAAATTATATTTTTACATATTCAGATTCTTTAGTTGAGTTTATATCCAAAGTAGGTTTTGACGAAACATATGGTGCAAGACCAATAAAAAGGGCAATACAAGAAAACATTGAGGATTTCATTTCAGAAAAAGTATTGATTGATGAGTTAGAGGAAGGTAAAACTTACAATTTGATTGTAGAAAATGAAAAAGTCCAAATCGAGACCAAGAAAAAAAATAGAAAGAAAGTTGATAAGTAATTTTTTTATTACCATTTTTTTAGGTATTTTTGTACTATGATAGATTTAGAAAAATTCAAAGAGTTACTTTCTGTACCCTCCAAAACTTATGATGAGGATACGATGGTCGAGTATTTGACTACCATAATTGGTAATATGAGTGGAGCAAAAGTTACTTGTGACGAACACAATAATATCTATGTTACAAAGGGGGAATTGAATGTTGGTGAGTTTTACCCAATGTTTGTTGCACACACAGATACCGTTCACAATATAGTTCCGAAAATAAATGTAAAAGAAGTAGAAGTTTATCGTCCTGTTACTTTTGGAAAAATTTTCGAGTCGGTTCCAGTAAAGGCATTAAAAGCTTATGACAACAACCATAATCCAACAGGTATTGGTGGAGATGACAAATGTGGGATATTCATTTGTTTGAATCTTTTAGAAAAACTTGATAAAGTTAAAATTGGGTTATTTGTCTCAGAAGAAACTGGATGTCACGGATCTTCAAAGTGCGACGAGTCTTTCTTAAAAGATGTGGGTTACATCTGTCAGTATGACGCACCGGGTGATCATTTAATTACCGAGATATGCTCGGGTGTTCGTTTATTCGAAAAAGACAGTGAATTTGGTTCTTTGGCTTGCACTGCCATTAAAGATGCTTTTGGTTGTGAAATGACATTAGGTTCTCACCCATATACAGATGTGATGCAACTAAAGAAAAAATCAGACGTTTCTTGTATAAACATGTCTTGTGGATACTACAACATGCATAGTGCAAATGAGTTTGTTTGTATTGATGACGTTGAGAGAGCGATTCAAGCAGGATTGAATATGGTTAGTTCTTTAGGTCTAAAAAAATACGAATTTAAAAATGAACCTATAAAATATAATTCAACACTATTTGATTTCGAATATGAAAACAAAGATGTATTTTATGAAAAAGTTCATCAGTTGACATCAATTGATGTTGTTGAGGATAAAGATGGTATTATAATTACTGATTTTTATGATGACAATAATTTCTTTATTGACGATGAGGACGGGTATAAATTATATGAGATTTTAAAAAACCGTTATTCTTTAGATTAAAACTTATCAATTCTAAACTCAGTCGGGTTAAATAAACCTGGCTGAGTTGCCATTGCAATTACACTATCAACATCAGATATACCCAGTTTTGCATCCCAACCCTGTCTTTTGGTTGAAACCCTGTATGTCACTTTAAGAGTTTCAGGATCCACCTTTTCAACTCTGAGGTAATGTTTTTTATCGGGTAATTCTTTGAAATTGAATAACCCAAGACTTCCAATTTTTTTCATTACCTTAATATATTCTGAATCAATCTCCTCAAGAGCCTTTTCAATATACTCATCCATTAAGTCTTCCAATTTTTCGCAAGTTTCACTTTCAAAAATTTTATTATCCCAAACATGATGTTCAATCTCATAATACTCAGGTGGGTGATTATCAAAACCCCTTTCAATTGTTCTGAACATTGTGTCTAACAAAGGTTCTTCAAAGTCACTTGTATCGATATACATTTGAACGAGGCTTCCCCAACTTATAAAGTAGGTTCTAAAACATCCCGCTCTTCCGCCCCAATTTTCAATACCAAATTTTTTCAAACTATCACAATAGGTGTCTTTCATCGCGTCTGATGCACCTTGTGAGGTTGCACGATCTTTTCCTCTACAAACTATCTCGTCAATTTCATCACCGAGTCTAGGAAAAAACTTATCAAGTATTGTTGCTAGATGACCTCCACCATAATAATAATATGTACGACTGTTAGGGCGTAATCTGAAATCTTCACTTGTAGATGGGTCTAAAAACTCGGCAAGTTGTTTTAGTTTCATTGTTGCAGAGTCACAAAAATAACCTAAGGTATATCCCTCACTCCAATCGTCGTACGCCCTATCTTGACACTCACTATAAAAGTCCCAATTACCATAATACATTCTATCGTAGTTACCTGCATCCCATTCACCATCAGAACCTCCTTGGTATGTTTCAGGAAAGAAAAACTTTAAAAACTCTTCTAAATCATCAAAATGGAACAATAAACCATTCGCGGTTACTTCAATAATATCTCTAAAATCTTTACCTTCAGAATTGTAAAAAACAACATCATTATAATCTAACTTTTTTTTATTTAAAAGTAGAATTTTTCTAAAATCTTCTAGTTCATCTATATCGTTTTCTATAAGAAGTCTTTTTTTCATATATTTATAAATATATTGTCAAATAGAAATCTTTGTATTATATTTGTTCTATAGTTCTTTGAAAATAGTCATTTAAGATATATGGGCCTATATCGGATTTGACGGGCGTTGGTTGAATAAAAGAAGCATGTCGGGTCTGAATTAAACTCGTT